GAAAGAATATGGTAAAAAGTACAGAGAAGAACATAAAGAACAGATGAAAGAATATGGTAAAAAGTACAGAGAAGAACATAAAGAACAGATGAAAGAATATGGTAAAAGATATAGGGAAGAACACCCAGATTATGATAAAAGATACTATGAAGAACATAAAGAGCAACAAAGAGAATATATGAAGGAATATCACAAGAAGAATAAGGAACGTATATCTATGCAAAAGAAGGTATGGTATATGCAAAAATGCGCTAAAAAGTTAGATAAAGAATTATTGGAGGAATAAACTATGACAGAAGAAGAAAAACAAGCAATAAAAGATTTAAAAAATATAGTAGATGATTTAGAAGATACAGAACAAGGAGCAATTATAGCATTACAACAAGAAGAAATTGACAGCTTAAAAATACTGGCAGAACTAATAAATAAACAACAAAAAGAAATAAAATATTTAAAAGGACAAATTCCGCAAGATAAAATATTCTATTATAGTGAAAAAGATTACATCAGTAAAGTTAAAATAAGAGAAAAATTAGACCAAATATATGAAGAATATCAAAAGATATTAAGTAGCAATAGGAATTTACAAGAAAAAAATATTGCAACATTTCAACATAATGCAATGAGAACAGTTTTAGAAGAACTATTGGAGGAATAAATGGGTAGAAAAAAATTAACAGAAAAAGAAAAGGAAATTTCAAAAGCTAAAAGAGAAACTTATTTAAAGGAATGGCGAGAAAAACATTCTATGGATTATTATAACAAAAACAAAAGCAAAATTTTAAAACAACAGAGGCAAAAAAGAGAGAAAGAAAAAGGGAAGCCTTTAAATTCTCATAATTTAATAAACTATAAAAATATGTCAAAAGAAGAACGAAACGAATACCATAGGCTAAAAACAAGAGAATATCGAAAAAGGTTAAAACAAAAAGAAAAGGATTACATCAGTAAAGATAAAATAAGAGAAATAATATACGGAAATTATGAGGATTTGGAAATAATATTAATGATAAAAGAATTATTGGATGAATAAAGATTAATTAAAATACTTGACAAAATATAAATATTGTGCTATTATAATTACTGTAAGGAGGAACAAATGATGGAAACTAAAATTTGTATAATGTGTGGCAAAGAACACAATAGAAGAAGTCGAGATTTTTGCAGTAGAAAATGCAGGGATAAATGGTATAATGCATTTTATTATTACCAAAACAAAGAGGAAGTGCTTGAAAAAAACAGAAAATGGGCTAAAGATAATAGACAACGTGCAAATGAAATTGCAAACAGAAGTTACCATAGAAAGAAGAAAATGAATGAACAATCTGTGTGAAAAATGTATCGGTTGTAATTTTAAAAAAGATTCTAAAGAATGTTGTCAGTACTATATTGATAAAGAGTATTTAATTAAGAGGGTAGTTAAGCATGAGTAGTAATAAATCTGCAAAAGAGGAATTAATCAGAAGATATGGAGCAAAATGTTTTATTGAAAGATTAAAGCTAAGAGATACCAGTGGTTTAAGATATACAGGAAGTGGACAAAGGAAGAAAATGAAAATGTTGACTTATCATCATATTAGGATGAAGTCAAAAGGTGGAAAGGCAACAGTGGAAAATGGTGCGTTGCTTTCTGCAGAAAATCATGCATGGTTTCATCAACAGGATAAAGCAAATCAAGAACGTATGAATAATGCATTTCAAGAATTGAAAAGGAATATAGATAACAGCTATGAACCTTGCGAAATTCAATTAGTTCCAGAAGAAGAAATAGAACAGCCTTATGAGTTAGACGTAATGACGGTCGAAACCGATAAAAAAGGAAAAATATCGGTTAAAACAGCAAAAAAGAAAAAATATAATAGATCAAAACAAAAAAGAAAAACTAATAAATTGATAAAAAGATACTATGGAGAAAGATAAGAAAGGAGATATTAAGATGGGAAATATGGAGTTAGGTTTTATGCTAATTATGGCAGTTGTTTGTATTACAATAGAAATTATGAGCATAAGTATGATGCTAGACATCTACAAATTTAAGAAAATGATAAGTAGAGATCATGAAGAAATAGAGGAAGCATTATTAAGAATACAAAAAGCAAGATTGCAAGAAGTAATACAAAACACAAACATAAAAAATGAACAAAAGAAATTTCAAGAAAAATTAAATGACTTTAAAAATTGGGAAAAACACATACCAAGAATTGATTAGAAAATATGGAGATAGAAATGTTAAATTTATGTGTGGGAGAGTAAATAATGTTTTTTGTTTTAAAAGGAAATAAAATAATCAAGAAAAAAGTTACAAGGATTTCACAAGCAAGTTTGACAAAAACAGAACTATCTTTTTTAAAAGCTTTAATGAAAACAGGACATATTACAGAAGATGATGCAGAAGATATATTAGGCTTATACGGGCAAAAACTAGTATGGTTTATAAACAAATTTCAAAGAAAAACAGATTTGTATATAACATATAAAAACAAAGAATATTATTTAGAAACACCAATAAGCTATATATATTAAAAAAGGGGTAGTGTATATGACAAATAAAGAAATCCAAGAATTAGACACTTTAATTGAAGATACAAACGATGAAAGACTTATTATTATGTATAAAAGATTAAGAAAAACATATAATAAATACTATATAGATTCTAATGTAAGATTAGGATCTAAAGATGTTCTTTTAAAAGAACAAGAAAAAGAAATCAGAAAATTAAAAAATAAAATTGCAGCACATGACAAAATTGTATGGGATTTAAAAGATGAAAATATTGCTTTAAGAAATAAAGTTAATAGATTAAAAATAAAAATACAAAACCTAGAAAGGAGAGAAAAATGGCAATAGTAGAAGAAAAATTCAGACTAAGAAAAAATAAGGTTGCAGAACTAAAAGAAGGAAAAACAGATGTATATTTAGCACCCAAAATTGGTAGAAGCAGACAATATTTAAGTTCAGTATTTAATTGTACATTAAGTATCAATAAAAGTTTAGCAACACATATTTTAGAAACTATGGCAAAAGAATCAATAAAACTAAACAAAGAAATTGAAAACATGGGAATTGAAAAAGTTTTATTTTTATACTTTGAAAAAAATTAACAAAAAGTACTTGACAAAATAATAAAACAATAGTATAATTAATTTACAAAATAAATAAAGGAGATATGTAAAATGAATGAACAAGAACTAAAACAAAAGTATAATGATCTACTTCAAAGTTATAATGAAGGAGCACAATATTTAGTAGATCATCCAGAAAAAGAAGAAGCAGTACAAAAAAGATTAGCTGAAATTTCAGAAGAAATTGAAAACATTATAAAAGCATTACCTAAAATGACAGAAGAAGAAAAAATTAATGGTTTCAAAATTGAACAAACAGAAGTACAAACACAAGTAGAACAACCAAAACAAATGGTGGTTAAACAAACAAGCAACCAAGTAGCAACAGATTTTAAAACCAATTGGGCAATTGCAGAAAAACTTTCAAAAAGTTCTTTATTACCAGCAGAGTTTCAAGATAAACCTGAAAACGTAATTATTGCTTTAGGAATGGCACAAAAGTTAGATTTAGACTTCTTTACGGTTGCACAAAATTTGCACTTAATTAAAGGTAGATTGTCTTGGAGTGGAAGTTTTTGTAAGACTTTAATTGAAAAAACAGGACAATATAAAGATTTAGATTTAGTTTATGTTGGAGAAGAAGGAAAAGATAACTTTGGATGCTATTTAGAGGCAACTAGAATTAGAGATAATAAAAGAATCAAAGGAAATACAGTCACTGTAGAACTTGCAAAAAAGGAAGGCTGGTGGAGTAAAAAAGACAAATATGGAAATGAAACATCTAAATGGTCAACAATGACAGCACAAATGCTTGGCTATAGAGCTATGGCATTCTTTGCAAGATTATATACACCAGAGGCATTAAATGGAGTTATGACAAGTGAAGAAAGTATGGACTTAGATTACCAAAAAGAACAGCCAAAAGATATTTTATAGGAGTTAATATGAGTGTAGCTAGAAAATTAAGAAGAAATAGACTTAAAAGAATGATGGGAAATAATAAAATAAATCAAGAATATCATGAAAGATACGATACTCTTGAACAAAAATATAGAAGAGGTAATACAAATGGAAGATAATATAAAAGAACAAATAGAAGGACTAGAATATGATATATTCATATTACAAATGAAAGATCATTGGGATAGTTCAGATTATAGACGTTATGATGAACTTAATACTAAATTAAAGGAGTTGAAAAATGGAGATAACAGAAAATAATTATTTTAGCAAAGAAATAAGTCAAGTATATACGGGCAGCACAGAAATAAAAGATTTTCTTAAATGTGAAGCATGTGCTTTGGCTAAATTGAATGGAGAATTTGAAGAAGAAAAATCTAAGGCTATGATGGTTTCTAGTTATATAGATGAGGCTATTAGTGGAACTTTAGATAAATTTAAAGAAGAGAATCCTGAAATTTTTACAAAACAAGGTGAATTAAAAGCAGAATATAAAATTGCAGAAGAAGTATTAAAGCAAATATATGATGATCCTATGTTTTTAAAATACATAAATGGCGAACATCAAGTAATTATGACAGGAGAAATAAGTGGAGTTCCAGTTAAAATAAAAATAGATAGTTTCCATAAAGATAAATGCATAGTAGATTTAAAAGCAATGGCTAATTTAGAATTAATATGGAATGACAAAACACATATAAAAGAAAACTTCATTAATGCATATGACTATGTTATGCAAGGTGCAATATATCAAGAAATAGTTAGACAAAACACAGGCAAGGTACTTCCATTTATTATTGCAGTATGCACAAAACAAAAATATTCAAGAAGAGCATTGCTTCAAATACCACAAGAAGAAATGGATTTAAAACTTGAATTTCTAAAACAATATTTACCGCATTTACAAGAAGTAAAACAAGGGGAAGTAGAACCTTCACACTGTGGCGAATGCGATTATTGTATTAGCAAAGAAAAGGTTTCTCAAATATATTATTACCAAGATTATTTTAATTTAAAGGAGGATAAATAAATGGGTTTATTTAGCAGAAAAAACAAAAAGGAAGTTAAAAACAAAGGTAAGCATACAGAAGAAATGCTTAAAGCAGCTATTTTGAAGAAGGCTTTAAAAGAAAATCAGGAAAAAGAAAGCAGAATAATTGATCTTGAAAACAATTTAGATTTTATTAATGAAAATTTAAATTTAATTAGAGAAAAATGCAAAAAAAGTAAAGCTAAAATTGCAGAAGAAATTTTAAAAATGATAGGAGAATAATAATGAATTACATAGCGATAAAAGGGAGACTAAGTCAAGACTTAGATATTAAAGTTGCACAATCAAACAATTCAAAGGTTTGTAGATTTAGTGTAGCAGTTAGAGATGACTATAAAAATAAAGATGGAGAATATACAACACAATTCTTTAATTGTGTAGCCTTTGGAAAAACTGCAGAATTTATGGAAAGTTATTTTAAAAAAGGTCAAGAAATATTACTTTCAGGAAGATTACAAAATAGGCAATGGGAAACAGACAGTGGCGAAAAAAGATATGCAACAGATATAGTTGCTGAAAAAGTAGAATTTTGTGGTAGTAAATCTGAAAGTAATGCAGCGCCAAAAGAAGAAACTAAAGAAAGTGAAGTTGTTGTTAATGTAGTTGATGACAATGATGATTTACCTTTCTAATAAGGAGTAAATATGGGAAAAACAAGTTACACAAACGGAAAGAATTTTGAAGAGATGCTTTGCCAATATTTAGCAGAGAATGATTACTATGTGGTCTATAATGAAAAAGGAATAACAGGATCACAATGTTGCGATATTATTGCAATAAAAAACAACTTTGCATATATGATTGAAGCTAAAAACTTAGATAATAAGTCGGGTAAGTTTCCATTAAGTAGAATTGAAGCTAACCAACATTTGGCTTATAAACGTGCAAGGGCTTGTGGTAATGACAATTTTATTCTTGCAATTTATTGGAAAGAGCATGGGATTTATTTTATTGATTTCGGAATATTGCAATTCTTTGACAAACATATTGATCTAAGTAAAATAGATCCAACCATTCCAATTGATAAACCTAATAACCATAATATGACTGTAGACAATCTGTATAGAGTTTTAAGTATATCTCAAAAGCAATACAACAAATATTATGAGGAGTTTAAAAAACATTATGAAAATAAAGATTGATTCTCAAATAAGAATTGAAAATCCGAGTAAAGAAATATTAGATTACATTAAAGCACACTTAGAAATTAAGAACCCAGAAGTTCAAAAGAAACAAGCAATGGGATTTTGGGCTGGAAATATTCCGCAAAAATTAAAAATGTACTCTAAAAATGGAAATGCTTATGTATTACCGCTTGGATGTATCGAAGATGTTTGGAATATACATAAAAATTTAGAAGATTATACTATAGATTTTGGGGAACATAAAAAACTAGAGTTCCCCAAAAACTCTTTAAAATTATATGATTATCAAGAAACCGCTGTTAATTTTATGATTAAACAAAAACGAGGAATATTAGAATCAAAATGTGGCAGTGGAAAGTCAATTATGCGGACTTGAAATTGCAAGAAGAATAGGCTACAAAACATTAATAATTGTTCAAACCAAAGAAATTTTAAATCAGTTCATAGATTATTTAAAAAACACTTTCAATATGGAAAAAGGCGATTATGGAATAATAGCTGCAGGAAAAGTAGAAATAGGAAACCTTGTTACAGTTGCTTTGAAACAAACGCTAGTTAAAGTAGATTTATTGCAGTATAAATATGAGTGGGGAACTATAATTGTAGATGAAGTTCAAAATGTTGGTGGATCTGTCACACAGGTTACACAATATTCCAAGATATTAAATAATCTAGCAAGTGAATATAGAATAGGTTTATCTGCAACAGGATATAGAGTTGATGGCTTAACGCAATGCCTTTATTCTTTAATGAACACAGTTAAATATAGAATACCAGAAGAGGCAATTGCAAACAAAGTTATGAAAGCAAAAGTAAAACCTATATATACAAACTACGAAATGCCCCGAGAAGTGCTTAAATGGGATGGGACAATAGATTATTCTACTTTGCCAACAAATCTTGCAGAAAACGAACCTCGCAATAAATTGATAGCAAATTTATTAGAACAAGAGAAAAGCAATTATTGTTTGATTCTTTCAGACAGATTGAGTGGACTAAAAATGTTACATGAAAAGCTTGGTGGTTTATTAATAGACGGTTCTATGACAACTAAAAAAGCTAAAGAAGAAAGAGAACAGGCTATAGAAAAAATGAGAAATAAAGAAGAACATTTTTTATTTGCAACATTCCAATTAGCTAGAGAAGGCTTGGATATAAAACCTTTAAACAGATTATTTCTTATTGCACCTACTAAAAATAAGATAACATTAATACAAAGCATTCGGTAGGATTGAAAGAAAAGATGAAAATAAAGAAACACCAATTGTTTATGATTTTGTAGATAAAGACATCTATTTTGAAAAAGCATTTAAAAACAGAAAAACATTTTATAAGAAAAACGGAAATGAAATACTTGACAACTAATTTTAATTAACATAAGATTAAAAAAAACGAGGAAAAAACTATGAAAGATGTTAAGAAAAATTTTGAAAAAAGAATTTGCATCTTTTGTTATTACAATCCCTTTTGTTCAAAGGATTGTATCACGAGAAAAACTAAAGAAAAAATAAAAATATTCAAATGCAATGAATATAGGAGGATCATTATGGATAAAAGATTCAAGGATAGTATTAAGTATGTCTTTTATGATGAAACTAACAAAAGCGTAGCGATTGTTAATGAAAATACCCCTGAAAACATTTTAATTGAAATTAAAAAGGTTTATGACATTGTAAAATTTGAAGAATAATGAGAGACGAAATTATTAATTGCATAACTATGAAAGATATATTGGACAAATATGGAATTAAAGTAGAACGTGGAATGTATCATTGTCCCTTCCATACAGATAAACATGCAAGTGCAAAAATGTATGAAAATAGTTTCTATTGTTTTAGTTGTGGAAAAGGTGGAGATATTTTTAAATTTGTTCAGTATTTCTTTAATTTACCCTTTAAGGAGGCTATGCAGAAAATTAATTTAGATTTTAATTTGGGGTTAAGTTCAAATACAAAAATAGATTATAGAAGAATACATAAAGTCCAAGAAGAAAGAAAAAGAAAAGAACTGGAAAAACAAAAATTAATAAATAAATATATAAACTTTTGCAAATTGAGAAGAGTATATTGTAAAGTACTTGACAATATACGAAAAAATATTAATATTAATAATTGGGAAACACTAGAAAACGAGGCAGCTTTCTTTCAGGACAAAATAAATAAAATTGATCTAAACCTAGAATGTTTAGACAAAAAAATAAGTAGCAGTGCGTGACACAATCTGCTACTTACAAGATAAAAAAATGAGTAAATCAGAAAAGGCAAATAGTATAATGAAATCATTATACTATTTTTATTTTACTTTATTTTTTAAAAAAAGTAAACATTTATCGTACTCCACCAGTCCAACGTGCAAAGCCTATTTTGTAATTATTTGTTCCATCTACGTGGTATCTTACCATTGGACGATTGTTAAATATTCCAAAGCAATCGCATTCTTCATATGGGCTTAAACTTCCTATTACTTTAGTCAACGAAGTATCTGCATAAATTATTTCTTTTGTACTTCCATTTTTATATTTTCTCACTGGTTCATCACTCCCTTCATATTGTGGTGCTGCGCTACTTGTAGTGTTTTGTCCAAGCTTTTCAGCTACTTTATTTTTGAAGTCAATCCATTCAACAGGATTCTGCACATAATAATGTGGACAATCTTTTCCTGTTACATCGTAATGTCTTATAATATCGTTTATTCCTAGTCCATGTCTTCTGCATATATCTGCACACAATTCAACTAAACTATTATAAGTTTTATCATTAAATTTTCCGCCCCAATCAGGATGACAATCTTCTATGCCTATTGATTTTCTGTTCATTGAATAACTACCACTATGGAAAGCAACTTCATTTTCAGGAATGCATCTTATAATTTCGCCATTTAGTCCAATTATATAATGAGAACTTGCACTTGTTTTATGTGTTGTTGCTAAATTATTAAAATAATTTCTATTAGCAATAGCACTTGTATTTGCATTTCCGCACCCAATGGACTACAATCTTTTGAATTTTGCCTTGTTTTTCGCCACTTCTTGAATAAGGATTAATGACTAACAATCTATCTTCTATGTTCATTCGTTAGCCACCCCCACATTATCTTGTTCAGACAATTCATTATATTCTACTGCTTCTTCTTCCATTATTTTTCCTCCTTTATTTTAGTCGCATCATAACTTAATGCAGCAGTTCCTGCACCACCTATCGCTAACATAATTTGGTTGATAATAGTTTCAATTTCTGTAGGTCTTTTAATTATATAAAAGATTCCAAAAACTATTCCACCTACAATTAAGTTTTGAATTGGCACAGGTAATGTTTCATTCCATTTTAACTTTTTAGATATAATACCCATTACATAAGTAAAAACAGTTGAAACAGCGTAAATTAAGAACTCTAACATATTAATCTCCTCCTTATAATTTCATTATATCATAAGAAAAAGTAAAAAACAAAAGCTCCATAGTTCTTATGGGGCAAGTATTACATATGATTTCCAAGCATTTCTTTCATGGCTTTGTAGTGCTCTTTTTCTGTTTGTGCTACTTTCATAATGACATTTTTCTCTTGTTGGTTAGTAGCCATTTCAGCAACATCTTCAAGTTTTCTATAATGTTCTCTTAAATCCTCTGTTGCCATTTCAAGTTCTTCTGCATAGTCTTGATCTCTATAGTTTCTATAGTTTCTATAATTTCTTCTTCCGCCTCTTCTGTCATAATCTCTATAGTCTCTATAATCTCTGTAATCTTCATCTTCATCGTCATCTCTATAGTTTCTATAGCCTCTGTAATCTCTATAATCCATATCGTTCACTTTTCTCCTTTCATTATTTAGGTAGAATAGTAAAATATTTAAATACTTTACCTTCTTTCGCATCTTCATCATTTATAAAATCTATAGTAAATTTTATATATGTTTCAATATCATCTCCAAAAATATCGTTGTAATCATTGTATGCACTATTTATAACTACCCAAAAATCAGTGTCTCTTATATCATTTAAGCCATAATCTTCTTGCATACGTTTTGTTTCTTCTTCACTCCACCTCATTCCATAAGGTTTCATTTTATGCACAATTTCTTCTGCCATTTCTTCGCTTAATACATTTCCGTATGCCATACAATATAAGGACATTTCATATTTTTTGTAGTCTTTTTCATCATATTCCTGTAGTTTATACATTAATTCCTCCAATATTTCAGATAACTCTTCCATATCTTCCTGTTTACCATTATTCACGATTCTCTGTATCATTTTCTGAATATGCATTATTTGTATCTCCTTTCAGAAGATTTATTATTTCGTGGTTTTGTTGTATAATAGTGTTTAACAAATTGTCTTGGTGCTTTAAAAATGCCATTAAATCATGGTTATCAAAATCTCCCAGCAAAATGTTATAACTCATAATTTGCAAAACGTTTGCTAGAGAATTTAAATTCTTTTCAAAGTTATTCATATTAAGCCAATTTCTTTATTATAAAAGAAGGACTAATATCAACAGTTATTGGGTTTGTTGGCGTATTATTTTTCAATGTAAAAGTATCACAACAATTACAAGGCACTTCAACTAATATGCTTGCACTAACAGTTTCAAATTCTCCCACAGTTGTTCCTAGTGCTCTTAACTCTCCACCAATTATGTTTTCTCCTGAATTAGTTATATTTAATGTGATTGCACCTGCCACTGTAGGAGATACATCTGCCTTAGCTGTAATTTCATAAATGCCTGGTTTAGTTATTTCAAATAATCCGCTATTGATATTATGATTTAACCATCCACAGCAAGAACTACAGCTTCTTGTTCTTACATTACTTCCATTAAATAGAACATTCGCACCTGGTTGTACTGTTTGTTGCACGTTATTTATTGCATTAATCATTCTAATTCCTCCTTATAAAAAAATAAGAGATGGTTTTTTCCATCTCTTTGCTTTGTTTTTAGGGTAGTTTAAGCAAAATCCATTTAAAATGGAAAATAGATAATAAAATCTAAAATGCTTTTATAAATATTTAAATTTTAGTAATTGTTACATCCACATCCGCAACCATTGTTGTTGCAATTGAATATCGGAGTTCTTCCGAAAGACCGGTGTACTAGGCACAGGACATGAATTTAATCGGTTATACAAGGCATCAACTTCGTTTGCAAATCCTTGAGAAATAAATGCATTTTGAGCTGTTTGAGAAGCCCTTAAATCAGCCATTTGTAATTCTCTTTGTAAGTCTGAAATACGGTCATTCTTTGCTTCAACTTGAGCTTTTACACCATCTAATTCTAATTGACATAGCTTATCGAGAATAGCCTGGCTATTTCTATTTTGTGATTCAATTATATCTCTTGTGTTGTTAGCATCAGCAAATCTAGTTGCATTTCCTTCATTTTGGATTGCGTTTTGTGTTTGACAACTTGCTAACCTATTTTCGCAACAACATGAAGCAAGTTGAGAAGTTACATCGTTAAAGCCTTGTAATGTTGAAATTTGGTTATTAAAAGATTGTTGCATATTAGCCATTTGTCTGCTATTTGCAGCAGTTTCTGCATTAGCAAAACCTCCATTTACGGCTTGTGTTATGCCTGCTCCTGTGTTACAAATTTGTGTAGATAAGTCTTGTACACCACTGTTTATTCCAGTTAGTTGGTTTGCTAATTGAAGTGTGTTAAAGCCATCGTTTGTGTTTTGCATAATTTCTTTTTGCCCATTAGATAGCCATGCATATTCATTAGAACCTCCATTAGAACCACAGAAACCATTTCCCCAACCGCCATTCATCATGGCTAGAATAAGGATTAACCAAAACCATCCGCCTTCTCCACCGAAACCATTTCCGTTTCCGTAGCCTCCGCCATATGGGAATACAGGATAGGGGTAGCTATAATTTCTGTCTGTATTTCCTACAACGGCAGCTACGTCTGCGGGAGACATATTATCGTTCATAGGTATTTCCTCCTTTCTCTTAAAGATATTTATAATAATTTTTTAGATTATTACCTATTTCATATTTTGAAGTCTGCTTAGAATATCATCAGGGCATCCATAAGACTTTGCTTGTTTTAATAATTCTTCTTTTTGTTCAGGAGAAAAATTTCCAAGTACCTGCATTGCAAAAGCTTCAGGATTGCCTCCACTATTCATAAAATCTTGAAAAGTTTGAAATCCTTTAGGATTTTTTGCACGAAGTTGTAATTGCAATTGATTAAATAATGTTTGTGTTACAAAATTATTCATAAATTACCTCTTATTTAGTTTTCTTTCTTGTTTCTTGTGGAACAGACTGCATTTTAGGTTTTTCTTGTATGACATCTACTCTATTGCTTTGTTGTGTAACTAAAGCTTTTACGTTTGCCAATTCTTGTTTTAATTCTATTATCTCCTGTTCCTTTGGATCTAGTTCAATAATTTCTTGAAGTTTATATGTTTTAATATTTCCTGCAACATCCTTAATCCATGCATTTGAAAAATCTTTAGTTACAAATATTCCCGTTTTCATAACAAATGTATTTCTGACTTCATCAATATTTTCCGCAAATTTTCCTTCCAATTCGGCATTAGTTGTTGCGGGTGCTAATTGAAAGTTTTGATGTATTTGCGGTTGTTGTACGGGCTGTTGCATTTGAGTTTGTTGTAGTTGCCTCATTTGTGCCTCAATTTTGTCTTTCATTCCTTGTAAATCTTGCATATAATAATTAGTGTAAGGATTACTATATGGGACATTATAACTTGCCATTTAAATTCTCCTTTCTTTCGCCTCAAAATCGTTTTTAAGGCATTTTTGTGTTTGGGGTAACAACTTATATTAATTCTGGTTTTGGTTTTAAATTTAAGTACAAAGAATTTTAATGGAAAGCATTAAAGCATGAAAAAGGAGAGAGATAAAACCACCGATAATTATCCTTATAATTTCTCGTAAAACTCTCCCTCCTTTTTCTAAATTAATTGTAAAAAAAATAGCCAGACTATTTCTAGTCTGACTATAAGAAAAAAATTATTAAATTTTACAATGTATTCTTATTGCTAATGCAATTTGATTTAGATATTCTACAATTCTAGCAGTACTCATACCTTCTAATTTATCTGAAATCTCTGCAAAAGTTAAATGATCCTTGAATCTATATTTATATATTAAATACAACAAATCATCTCTTCGCTTTAAATTATCTTCAAAATCCATTAATTCTGTGGACATATAATTATATTTCACATATTCTTCAATATCATTATATTTACTCTCGCCTTGCGACTTCCACAAATAAATATCACAAATATTACCTTTGCCGGTCATAATTAAAGCACCAAAGATTGCAAACAAGATAGATATTACTAAATCTACTTTTACAATTAAGAATAAGCTTAACATGATAAGCAAACTCCACACTAAACATCTATACCAAGTTTTAAAATGCATTGCGTTGCCAAAGCATGCTCTGCTTATCATAAATGTTAGCATAATCATTAATATAAAATTAATAGGCAAGTTCAACAACTTGCCTATTAAGAAAATTAAGCCTGTTTCTGCAATATTGAATAATAGGCTTGTTATTATCTTTTTATTAAATATTTTACTCATTTTTTACCCTTCTCTTACTTCTTTTGTTTATTCGCCTTCTTCTTCATCGAAAAGCCAGCACCAACTATTCCACATATAAAACACCACCTTTACTTTGAATTATAATATATCGCATATACTATGCACAAATTCAGTACATAAAAAGCAATATTAAATAAAACAAGATTAATACTTCTAAATGTAGTACTTTTTATTTTGGTTTTGTTTTTATCTCTGTTCCATATTCTTTTATAAAGCTTTTGGATATTGTTTAACCTATAATTAAAAATAAACAAAAATGTAAATAACATTGCCCTATTTATTATCGTAGCTAAGATTACATTTTGTGATGAAATTATAAAAGATAGGATGCTACTAATTATCAAAATAATACTTGCAATGCCTAAAGTAAATACGTCAATTATCTGCGCCTTTTCTTTATATAATATTTTCAACAAGATATACGTTGTAATGAAGAATCCAACGTGTGCATAAATACTATAAGGCATTGCATGTAGTAGCAGCGTGTATTCAATAACCATTAATATGGTAAATAAAAGTCTTCTCTCTTTTAAGTCTTTAACAAATATCATAAACAAAGCAAAATAAATTGCCTCAGGTATTTGTCCTAGCAATAATTCTAACATATGAACCTCCTTTAGTAAAATTATTATAGCACAAGAATATAATTTTTGCAATAAAAAGCCCCCTATGTACTTATAAAAATACATAAGGGTGCTATTTCTAAAGGATGTTATGTCAGCATTACTGAACATACTTTGATTATAACATTATTTTTATTTTATGCCAATACCTATTTGAATAAGTAAGAAAATTAATGCCACAACACTAGTTATTACTGCTCCTGCAGAAGTTCTAAAAAGCCACTTGTTGCTATCTTCTATTTTTTCAATTCTTTTTTCATTGCTTTTAGATCTTACATCTGCATTTTCTGCTCTTGATTTAATGTTGTTATAATCATCCAATTTAGTTTCTATTATCGTCAATCTCTCCAATACCTCTGTCTCAAAATTTTTTTCCATGGTTTTCTCCTTTGATAGTTATTTTGCCTTTCTACTTATTCAGCCATATTTATATATTCTAAAACAATATAACCCGCCATACCTGTTCTGTCTTGTCCTGTTGTAATAACAACATTATTAGAGTTATCAATATTTAATGCTACGTGATAAGCGTTACCATTGTTGCTAGCAAAAGGCAACGGAAATGTTATTCCGTTTTGATAATAAGCAATGCCAGACATACGAACTACTACACAATGTGTACTATTAATAGTTAACCCAGTTGCTATTGCCTTTGACGTATTATTGGGTAACTGATTAACTGCAATAGTTTTTCTATGTAAAGGTCTCCCTGCAAAAGTACCTACAATGTTGTCAACATCTGTTCTATACGTGCTAATATTAGTAATATCACTCGCATTTGTGCCAATTTGATTTTTATAAATATTATTAAAATTGTTATCTGTATGTACATAAGAACTATCAACAACAAAGTTACTATCATTTGTTAAATCGCTAGTTTTTGTTGGTACTGTAGGCAAATCACTAGTCATAGCCACTGTGCCTGTTTTGTTTGGCAATGTATATGTATAAGAACTTTTTTGTAAACTTCCACCAATCTTAACACTAGCAGGAAAAGTTACATTTTGCGAGGTGTCTGTTGTATATACGTGTCCTGCTCTTGCTAATTCACTTGGGCAAGTCCAGTTTGTTGCACCAATTAATCTAAAGTCTAGCATACAAGCATTACATACGTTAGCTGTATTTACACTTGTGATATATAGTGTAAATCTTACATCTGCTATTTGTCCTGTTTGATTAGAGCCACCACCAAAACTTTTAACATAAGGTATAGAGTTCCAACCACTCCAACCACTTACATCATAAGTACCTACTGTGTTCCACGTATTCGCATTGTTGTTATAATTTCCTATTGTTCTTTCCTCTACTAATACTTTTGAGCCATTTGCACCATTTGTTGAAACATTAATTAACCACTTTTTACTTGCAGTATAAAGTTTTGCGACTTTATTTGCGTCACGTGTACTGATTGTAACTCTAACTTTGTAATTACCGCAATTTGCATTTGTTAGTGTTCCGTCTTTTGCACTTACAGTACCTTTGCCGATATACATACTTACGCCAGATGTAGTTGTTATTTGAATTTTTTGTGCGTCTGTTAGTCCATAATCTAGCCACGTTGAACCGCCATTAATTGTATATTCTACTTTTACACAACTAGCGGGAAGAAAAGCTAATTTATTATGTCCAAACTCATCTATGCAACCCATATCGCTTGGAGAAACATTTCCAGTTATATTTTTTCCTCCCCAATTTGCATATGCCTCTTTTACTTCTGTTATAGGAATTGTTATATTTGAAGTTCCATTAAAAGACGTTGCCGTGCCAACTGCGCCTGTACCTATGCCTATCGTTTTACTATTTGTCAATTGATTAGCTTTTGCTACAGTACCAGAAGATGTTATGAAACCAGTATCATTAGTTAAGTCACTTACTTTTGTAGGTATTGTAGGTTTATTTAATATTTGTGCATCACCACTACTTGCGTTCCAATCAGCATTTACGTTTACTTCAGCTCCGTGTTGCTATTCCATTTAATTTATTTTTTAAAGCAGTAGTAAAATCATTGCTAGATAGACCTTTGCCAGTTTCTTTTGCAACAAATTTGCTCTTTATCTTTTCCCAAAAATACGTCAAACCTGTTTTATCTAAATATTTAAAACTCATATTTTATCTCCTTATTATGAGGCTACTATTGTATCTATTTCTGCGTTTGTTATTGCTATTAAATCAGTAGTTTTAACGTAGTCGCTCAGATCAACATCTGTTGTACCTATCTTTTCCCATTTGCTATTAACATATATGTATTCATCATATATATTTGTTCCTGTACCACTATTAGATACCAAGTATATTGTACCAGTATTTCCAGTTGTTGGCAAACTAGTAACAATTTCAAAAGATATTCCACTAATACCACCTATTGCGGTTGTGATTGCTGTTGTAACGAATGCTGTTGTTGCTATTTGAGTTGTGTTTGTTCCTTCTGTAGCTGTTGGTGCTTTAGGAGTTCCTGTGAATGTTGGTGAAGCCAAAGGTGCTTTATTTCCTAAAGCAGTATTGATTGCTTTGTTCTGTAATGGATTTGTACTTGTATTAGATAAAGAACTATCAACAGTAATTGCAGTTGCCCCTGCTTCTATACCATTCAATTTAGCTTTGTCAGCAGTACTCATCAATCCTGCTGTACTAGTTGTTGCTTCACTATAAGTTGTATCTGTAGCTGCTATTGTTATTGTATCACTTGTTGAGTTAGCTGTTAATGTAACATTATTTCCTGCACTTAATGTAAGAGTATCTGTTTTTGTATCTGCCGCAACAGTAGTTGTTCCAACCGCTACATTGCTAAAAGCATTTTGATTTACTTCTGCTCCTGTTGATATTCCATTCAATTTTGTTTTTTCAGCAGTTGTATAATCATTAGTTGACAAACCTTTTCCACTTTCTTGTGCAACAAATTTGTTCTTTATCTTTTGCCAAAAATAAAGCAATCCATTTTCATCTAAATATTTTAAACTCATATTTATTTCTCCTTTAATCTGCATTATTTATTAAATTTTCAATTTCTGCATTACTTATATTTTCTTCTGGACATATCCCCGCCTCTTGTATGTTTAATTCTTCTAAACTTTTATTATGTATTAATTCTACAGTATTGATTTGTGGTTTGTTTATTAATAAGTTATAATCTAAAAGTCCAATATCTTCATTGGTTATTGCAATTTCTTGTTCTTGGTTTTCTGTTGAAACAGTTATTATTTGTTCTGCATTTTCCTGCATTACGCCTATTTCTTGTTCAGTATTTTCCCTTGAAACCTCAATATCTTGTTCCATAGATTACACCTCATTTCCAACGTGAGTTACCTCTTCTTTTATCTCCAACTCTCCCTTTGCTATTGTCTTTTTATATGTACCAACTATTACTTCTATGTCGTACACATATTTACCATAACTTAAACCATCTGTATCTTCTGGCTTAATTGTAAAAGTATAGCGTCCTGTTTCTTCATCAAAATTCATATCTTTAATAGTTTTTTGTATGATTGCTTCTTGAATTATGTAATTCTTTTTAACTGTAAAATAAACTGCATCTGCAATTGAAGTTATTGGTTCGCTATTTTCGTTTAATCTAATAAAAGACAAAACAATTGTATCTCCTCTAATAATCTTCATTCTTATCTCCTTTTTCTTTTTTACTTTTTTTAAACTTCAAATAAAACAATTTGTGCTCCACCATACTGTCCAATATATCCAGTTGCTGCAGAATTGTTTGTTCTCCATTTTAGTCTAAAAGTGTGATTTCCTTTAGATAAGCCAGTAAAGCAAAAGCATAATGTTGCTTCTGTTTTATCTGCATTACTAGACATAGCAGGTGAGGTCCAACTTGGATATATATTAGCAGCTCCAGTACTAGATGCCGTTGTGTCATCTGCATAAGCATCAATTACAATAGCATAACCCGTATTACTTATATATAATCCACCCACTCTTGCCATAACAACCACAGTATTTCCCTTTTTTACCTCTAATGTTTTAGCGTTACCTAAATTAGAATATGTTGAACTGCAAGAAAGTGCATTATCTGCACTAATAGTATAGCTTGTTGCAAGTGTTTTTAAATCAACCTCTTCTTGTAAACTTTCAATATCTCCTTCTGCAGTTGTCACTCTAGTATCTAAGGCTGTGATACTAGCATCATTATTGTAAATTCCTGTGTCCATTTTATTTAAGTTTGTAGCATTTATTGGTGTGCTTGTACTTGGACTATTCTTCCAACCTATTTTACTATAACTCATGTTTATTCTCCTATTCTATATTATTTTGTAAATATCCTGTAACATATAATGTTGCATCAATGTTTCCACTCATTCTACTTGCTGTTACCCAATCACTTGGACTATTTACATAATCTGCTAAAAATAAATATTGCATTCCGCTTTGCAAATAATTTGAAAGGTTATCAACAGTTACATTCTCTATACTATTGCTAGAGAATGTTTTTCCACTAGAACTTCCAAAATTATATACTTCTGTTCCTCCACTTGCAGGAGCAATATTATCAACAAATCCACCACTTAATTGTGGAATACCACGTTGTGTTCCATGATATAATTTGATATTTCTAGCATAACAAGTATATTGTTGATAACCACTTTGTGTGTATTCATAAACGTATGCATAAGTATGCGTTATAAACAATTTAGCTTCTGTAATTACAAAGTTCTGTGGAATATATATAGGAATATATAATGCAATTCTTTGATTTACAGTATTTGCACCTTGCATATGCCCAACTAAACCATTGCCATTGTATTGGAACTGTGTAAGCATTCCATTTCCACCAACAATACTTCTACCATTCGCAAGTTGAATACCCTCATCATTTATATTTACAGATCCATTTGCTATGCTTGCATTTCCATCTTCGTCAACGCTAAATCCACCATTAATAGTAGTGTAACCTTCTAACGAAATTGCATCTGCATTGATTGTAGCTTCACTTGTTCCTTCACTATTAATTCTAGCAATTATTTCCGCTTTTGTAAACTCATCTTCACTAACCTTTTGATTAACAGAAATCATTACTTCATTTTCAGTTTGTTTTACTTGTGTATCTACTTGAACCTGTGTTGCAAACTTTGTTGTATATTCATTTTCTTTCATTAATGTTGCAGCAATATATACAGTTTCATATCCAGGAATTGAAATTTCATAATCCCCATTTCTTAACTCAATATAAGGATAATCATAATAATTGGTTTGTGGACTGCTTAATGCAATAATATTCCCATTTGCATCATATGTTAGTTTCTTAGTTACTTTACATGTCTTTGCATCATAATCTAATTCAAATTCATCATAAACATTGCTATTTTGATACAATAAGCTATCTGGCAATTCGTAATATGTGTAATCCGTTTTCTCAACTTCTAATCCTGTTTCTATATCCAACTCTGTGTATGTTCTCTTAAATTGTATTGCTATATTTCTTGAATACAACGTGTTACTAGGATATAAATTGTTTCTAGGATATAATGTTGTAATGCTCTCTCCTATTGGTTTTATTTTCAACTTTATCGGTTGAGATATATTTACTCCGTTCATAATAAGATTATTAGCACTTGTTTCTCCGTTTATTGTAACATCAACTAGATTGTTTACTGTACCACTGATTCCATCAACACTTATTTCTAATTCTGAAACTTTTTGGTCTGTTTCTTCTATAGATTCAACAGCCAAATTAATCTTTTTATTTGCCTTATCTACAATTATTTGTGTTCTTGAATTAGCCAATAGTGGACTATTTAAATTTTCATAAGTACGCTCTGTTTCACTTGGTGCTAATGTTTCAATAGTATCAAAAGTATAGCCTTGATAACTTATTGTATGATTGAAACAACGTGAGTATAAACTGGTAGAATTATTATCTGCATCTACTATTTCTAAAAAGTCCGTACAATCTAAATATATAAGTCCTTTTAAATCTAATTTTTGAATTGGCATATATTTAAACCCTAATAGTTCTGTTGCAGCTTGGACTAATTCTTGTCTTTTCGTTTCCGTATATGCAAAAAGATTGTCATAAATAAATAAATCTTTTAATCCATTTTGTTCAATATCTGTTGCATCTTGTACGTATTCCTCTTGTCCTTCAATATCGCTATCTGCGTAGCCAATTCTGTTTAAACCACCATAATATTCATCTGCATGTTTAAAGTTATTAAGTTTATAATCACTAGTTGTTATAACCTCTGTAATAGTTTGGTTAGTAGTATTGGTGTTTAAATCAAAATATAACTTGTTATCTTGTCCAATTCTAGCCCACGAAAAAGCACTTTTAGCAATATTTTTTATTACTTCTTTTGCTGTACTTCCCTCAAATTGATTATCAACAACAACAAAGTCATCGTTTCTAAAACTTGTTGATCCTAATTGAACACCTACTTGTGTACATATATTTTCTGCTAAGTTTTTTAATGTACAAGGATAAGTAATTGTGTCTTCATAAGCGACATCAAATTTAATCATATAGTCATTCGCTACAACACTTGTTACGTTGTTTGTTTTGTCATTATGTGGAGCTTCACAAACAATGAAGTTCCCATAAGTTATATAATAAACTTCTCCATTATATTCTGCACCAATCTTTAATGTTAATTCTTTATTTTCTAAATTTATTCCTTCACTATTTACAAAGGAAAAAGTAAATTCTTTTGAACATGCTTGTCCAATAAAACCTAAACTTGGAACATATTGTGTGTCCTTTAGTTCAAGACTTTTGAGCATGTTAGTTTCATTTATTTCTTGATTCCCATCGTATATAATTTTTGCTCGGGTTGTACCAGTTTTAAAGGCATTCTTTAATTCTTCTGTCCATTCAACATTATTGTCTAATTTATACATATCTTAAACTCCTTTAATGTTCTATTAAATGAATTTCCTGCATATCTATCATTTGTTGTCCACCCCAATAAACAGGTTTATATTGCATATCATTGTGATAAAAAGTTCCTGTTTCGTATGCATCTATTCCTTCGTTATAATATTCAACAGTCAAATACATACTTTGCATTATTGCAGCATAATATCTTTCGTATTGTTTTTTAGTCATAACAGGAAATTGCATTTGAATTTTTGTTCTTTTATGCGGTAAAACCTTAATAGACAACTCTCCACTTGCGAGCACTCCACTATCTGCTGTTTGTTCAAGGTGGGGCATTATTAATAGCCCCTCCCTTTTTATGGCAGGATCAGTGAATGTGCAATTACCTATTTTTACATAATAACCTCTAAAATTGCTCATATCGTACTCCTTGCTTTAATCTATGTTTGAACTCCATATCTCCTACTATCTCTGTCCCTTTGTGTTGCATAGCCACTATATAGTCTTTCGTTTCCAAGATTTATTTCAAAGTAATTATCACTACTATTTGAAGAACTATTTTCTTGTAATGCTCTACTAAACGCATTATATGCAGCTACTGCAATACCTTCTGTAATTTGATCGTTGTTTGCTACTGCTGTTCTTCTTCCCATATTACCAATTAACTCAGGTCCATTTTCATTTGCGAAGAATAATTCTCCTGCATTAGGGAAACCACCTTCTGCATACCAGCTTACTTTAAGTTGTGGTAAACTCGTAGGTAAGCTTAATTTATTTAATGCTGCAGCTATACCAGAACTTATTCCTGCAGCAGTTTGTGTCCATGAAAAATGTGGCAACCTTAGCGCAGGCAATTGCCATGAAAAGCCACTAAAGTTTAACTTCCTTTTTATTTCATCCATTTTGCTTCCTGTATCATTGCTTGTCTTAGTTAGTGTATTCCACAAATTGTTTTTTAATGTTTCAAAAGGCTTTATTCCTTCTGACGGAATGGTTTCAAATTTATTCTTTACTGTATCTTTAATTGCTTGAAATTCTGTACTTGTTCTATCTTTCATTGTTGTTACTTTATCTATTACAGAATTTTTTGCTTGTTCAAATGGAGTTACTATACCTTGTTGTGTACTTTGTGCTTCTGTTGAAAAAGCAGTTTTAATCCTTTGCCATGCACTAGAACCATTAGTACCTATTTTATCTATTTCTTGTACAACATCATCTTTTGTTCCTGAAAATCTTTGTTTAATACTGTCTCTTACACTGCCTATTTTTTCTGAAAATGTAGTTTTTATTCCTTCAATTTCAGTTCCACCTTCCGCATTTGTACCTTTTAGAAATGATACTACACTGTCTTTTACATTCTTAAATGTTGTCCCAAATCTTTCTTTTAATGCTGTTAATTTTGGTTTTAATTTATCTAATAAACTTTGGAAGATATTAGGAATAGTTTTAAATCTTTGTTTTATGCTATCAACAAAACTACTTACTTCATTTAAAACAGGTTTGAACGATTCTTTAAGTTTTCCTAAATTTTCTTTAAATTCTTCTAATGTTTTAGGTTCATAAACCGGTTCTTCTGGTTCAGCTTGTTTTAAGAATAGCCCTTGTAAATTATCAACTATATTACCTACTAAAATAGTACTTGTGTCAAGTCCTGTTCTCTCCTTGGTTTCTTTAAGATCTTTAGCAAGATTTTCTCCAAGTTCACCCATTGGTTGAATATATGATTTGCCAATCCAATCTCCTATTTCCCATCCAACATTAACAACCGGTGTTCTTTTCATACTTTCTTCTAAACTACGATTGCCTTGAATCGCTTCTCCAATATTATACCCTGCAGAAATAGGTGTCTGTATAAGTTTTTGCCAAAAAGATTGTTGCCACCAATTTTTATTACCAAGCATTTCATCAATAGCACCTGCTGTGTCATAGTTTTCTTGCCAATCCTCACCTAAACGAGTTGTAGTATATTGTCTGCCACGAGTATTTAAAAATATATTGGCTTTATCCCCTACATTTAATTCTTCTTTACTTTTCCCGGTTCTTTGAAGATATTTTTGTTCTTCTTCGTTCCAATATTTAATTATACCTTGTCCAATATCAACAATTTCTTGAACATCAGCAAAAAGAAGAACAAAAGCATCCATTTTACCAAGAAGCCCAGATCCGCTACTTGCAATGCCACTTTTTCCTAATGTTGTGCCTACTCCTTCAAAAGCAGTTTTTAGGTTATCAACCCAATTTATGAATTTTGCAATTTTAGTTGTAACCCAAAGTGCTGCAAGCGTAGCAGCAACTTTTTCAAATATTGGTAAAAGTTCTTTAATTTTGTTCTTTATGTTTTCTACTTTTTCATTTATGTTTTTATCTAAACCTTCAAACATGTCATATTGTGGCAAATCTTCAAATAAGCTTCCACCTATTCCTCCAATGCCCCCACTTCCAGAACCACCGCTACCACCAGTTTCAAAGTTTACATTATTCAACTCATCAAAAGGCATTAACATTTTTTGTAATTCTCTTGTTGTTTTTCTTGCACTTCCGCCAACATTGTCTAAGTTATCAGCTATTCCGCCTATTGAAGTTCCAATATTATCAACATTAGCTGTATATTTCCCAAGTTCAAAACCAAATAAGTGTGCCAACCATTGTGCAGCTTCTGTTAATAATTGCGTTACTGCTCTTACAACGGGTATTATTTTCATTGCAATTGGAATAAATACGCTACCTATTGCTCTTGCAAGTTGTAAGAACTCATTCTTTAACTGCATAATCGCAACTTGTGGACTTATAACACTTTTAGCCAACATACCCTGCATCTTTTGAGTGGACATCATAATTTGGTAATAAATTAATTCAGTCTTTTGTGCTCTTGTCATAGCATCTACTGACATATTAATTCCGTTAGCATATGCTACTTGTTGTAATGTGTTTTTGTCCAATGCAACACCAATTGCCCTCATGGGTTCTATTTCTCCAGCAAGTCCAGATTTTACTTTTTGTAATGCCAAATCATGAGAATAACCGAAAGCTGTCATATCAGCTGCTAATTGAGAAAGGTTCTTACTCATTATATATGCCTTGTCATTGCTAATTCCAAAGCCTTCTGCTAACAATTGAATTGAACTAACACTTTCCATCATTCTTTGTGGATCAAGTCCTAAATTCTTTTCAGCTTTATTTATAAATTCTGTTGCCGCTTGATTTGAAGCCCCCATAGCAACATTAAACTTATTTAAAGCTGCAATATATTCAGAAGTCTTTGATACATTGTTGGCTACCCACGTTGCAATACCTTTGAACCCTTTTACCAAACCAACAACACTGATTGCTTTTAATGCGGTATTAACACCTTTTAAGCTTCCTGACAAACCATCTAGCGATTTCTTTGCTTCATCTGCAGATCCTTTAATATTGAAATTAATAGAACCAATGCTTGCTTCATCAGCCATCCGTTTTGTCTCCTTTCTTCTCAAATTTTTCTTGAACTTTTTTAGCCCAATTTTCAAAATAGATTTGTGTTCGTATTATTTCAACTTTTTCACGTTCTTTTTGATATTGAGATTTTATTTTTTCTTTTGTTTCTTCTTGTTCAAATTTTTCTATACCCCAAGGCTTTTCGGGGTATGGTAGAGGTTCTTTTGCTTTAGAAAAGGCACGTATAATAGGAGATACATAACATAATGCTCCATATATATACATGCCTTGTTCCCAAATTGTCCACTTTGTTTTCTCTGCCTCTCGTTTTTCTTTTATCCTAAAAGCTTTTAAATAGTATTGTGTTAATTCTGTTTTTCCATACCAAAACTCTTCATAAGACATACCAATTGACATATAAAATGGACACATTCTTTCAAATTCTTTGTGGAAAACATACTCTACCTTTTTAGGTTGGAAAGTCCAATCTAAACTGTTTTCCATCCTATGTTTTTTCCTTCGCCTTCCTCTTCTTCATTGTCTCCGAATAATTCAGTATAACTGTCTGCAATCATCTCTGCCAAAGTATCATTTAACACTTTTTTATCTGACATTTTCTCATATATTTCTGTAATCTTTGCGATAGAAATATTTTTATGATTCTTATAAAATGCTCCTTCAAAAGCCATTTCAATCATACTTGCAGGAGCAGTACTCCATTTTTCAAAAGAAAAGCCTCTACTCTCCATAAATTTTATTGCAGCCCTGTTATATTCTAGTGTATATGTTTTTCCTTCATATTCAAATTCAATTTGTTTACTCATTTTTTTATTCTCCTTTAAAAATATTTATTAAGATTATGCTGATTTTTCTGCCCATACAGGTGCGCCTACTGGTGTAATACTGTTTTCTATTTCAGCTACACTGTTTACACCCATTTCTGGTAAGCCCATTGCAGAAGGTTCTCCTGGGAAAAATAAACTATCTGTTAAGCCAGGAACTACAATTTCAAACCATGTTCTTTTGCCTGCTTCTTTTGCAGTTGTAGCAGCTGTCATTAAAGCATCCCAAATGTTTTTAATTTCTTGTGAAAGGTTGAATGTAAATTGTAGTGTACCACCTAAATCTTTTAATCCAGGAATATATGTTTTATATTCTGTTTCGTTTAGTGTTGTTGTTTCAAGGTCATCTGGTGCTGGTGAAAAACTTGGAATAGATTTTACACCAACTAAATCTGTATAACCTGTTGTAGGTCTTGTTCCTGCAGTAGTTTCAACAGCATATTTTAAATGTACACCTATTGTACTTAAATAAATTGGTTCTGCCATTTATTTATCCTCCTTAATTTTTATATATTAAATTTGTTTCATAATCATAAACACAACTAAATCTCAAAACCCTTGTCATTACTGTTCTGTCACTCAAGAATGGAATATTGACAGAATCTCCTAATCTTGTCATAGGTTTATAATTATCCGCAATAAATTCTTCTATTGTATTTGCCAAAAACTTAACACTATCGACATAATCGTTTTCTTCCATATCTCTACTATAACAAGTAAAAGTATAAGTCAATGCTACTGTTCTTTCGCCTGCTGCTGTACTCCTATTTTCAACTTCTTCATTTTCAGCTTCTTCAATTATTATTCTAGGATATTTTCCTTTAGGTAAAGCCTTATATTTTTCCTTAACAATAGTTTCCTTGTAAGTATCTGTTCTTTCATTAAATACTTCTTGTAAACCTTCAATTAATTGTGGTAATAATGTCATGATTTTAATACCCTTTCTAAATTATCTTTGAATATTTTTGAAGCTTTTTTTGCAGTTGATTTATATGCTAAATAAACTTGTTTGCCCGCAGGAACACCTTGTGTATAAATTATTTTGCCACTTTCGGGGTCTTTATATGTCCAATATAATTCCCCCTCTGGTATCATTGTTATTTCATACACATCTCGTGTTGCTCTTCTAATAGTTCTACCACTATTGTATGCATTTAGTCCAAACTCTTGCTTTTGTGGATGTGGATCTAATGCACCTTCTGTACCTGTACCAAACTCTGTATATAATGCTTGTTCTCCACGCATTCCTACTTGTTTTTCTTTCTTTGAACCTGTTTTATAGAAATCAATTGGTGACATTGGCGTATATGGAAAATCATTGTAATTCTTTTGAATTTGTTTTAGTCCATATTCTGCTGCTTCATCAACACTTTTTTCTGCAACTTCATTCATCATTGAAACCCATTTGTCAACCTTGTTTATTAAACTTTCAAGTTCGCTACTTGATAAATTAATATTTATGTTTCTACTCATAATCAGAATCACTACTAGTCATTCTTTGTAAATAAATAGTAGCCTCTCCAAAATAAATTAAAGGTTCTCCATCTACGAAATAATCTGCAGTAGTACAAAATTTATCGTAAATATCTGGAACATCTTCAAAGACATAGCACCTGTCACCATTGTGAAAATTTTTTGCTTTTTTTTCACTGGTGTAAATAGCAAGTCTGCCTCTGAAATCCTCTCCAAAAGCAATTATTTCGCCAGAATTTGATAAAGGTTGCACATTAAGTTTATACTCCGTAGGTTCTGAAAAGATTTCTCTTTCGTTCTCTACAAATTTATTGCATAAGTATATTCTTTTCATATTTCTAAATAAATGTATCATATTACAATCCTTTTGCTAAAGGAATTATTTTTTGTGTCAAAGATAATGGATAATCTGATGCTGTATCATAGCTTCTTGTTACTCCACCTTCTGTATGACTTTTTTCTCCCTCAGCACCCTTTTTAACAATAGAACTTAATGCTAGTCTGACTATTATCCCTGCGTATATCTCCTCAAAAGGTTCAGCTTCTGTAGGCGTATAATGTCTATCGTTGTAATATTCTAACAAGGCATCTCTAATTTCATCTAAAGCTTCTTCTTCGGAAATACTAATTTCTCTTCTTTCAGCACGCTCTATCAATTTTGTAACAAGTCTTAAAACATTAGAATTAGAACCAAAATCTACTTCCATACCTTACTCCTCATCTAAAAGTTTTTTTAATTGACTTTTTGTTGTTCTGTGTTGAAGTTCATAAGCTTCTTTTACAGAGATTTCTCTAGTTTTTTTCAACTCTTCTGGTGTCATTTCTATTAGCTTCCCAATAGGTTTTACATCAAATTCTTCGCCTTGTTTATCAACTTTTACTTCTACAAGTTTATATTCAACAGGTTTTACATAAATTTTATTTTTATAAATAAGCATTGTGTTATTCTCCTTGTTATTTTTTCTTTTTGTTTAAGCCATATTTTGCCTTAATTTCTTCTTTTTCTTTTTTCTCTTCTTCTATGTCAATCTCTTTTATCTCTTTATCTTCTTTTTTTAATAAAGGAGCTTCCGTTTTTTCGGCAGCCCCCTTATTCTCAGAAGCTATGTGATAACCTAAATGTTTAAATTGTTCTTCAAAAACTAATTTTGTACAAATTATTTTTGAATCTCCCTTTTCAATTGTTATCATTTCGCCCTCCTATTTTATTTTACATCTAATACAAATACTGCATCAGCCATTTCAAATGAAGGTAATGCAACCATAGAAACTTTGTTCTCAACATTTACAGGATCTTTTAATCTGAAAGATGTAACAGCGATTCCTTTGTTTACTAATCTTACTTCTGCATCTGTTGTTTGGTTCATTAAATCGCTTTCTTCTGGAGTAACACCAATATGTGTTTTTCCTAAAGGTCCTTCTGGCATTAATACGAATGTATCATCAGCGAAGTAATTTACGAAATTTCCAGTTGTTTCATCAATATATCCTTCGTCATTAACAGCAATTACAATTCCTGCTTCTGTCTCTAAATAATTTTTAACTTCTGCAGCTGTTATTGCTATATTTCCATTTGATAATGCAAATATTCTCTTAGCTATATTTGTATTAGCAGTTAAAGCTTCTAATACATTTGAATTACATACAGCTCTTGTTAATTTATAACCAGCTTTTCTAGCTAATTTTTGAGCACCTGTAATATCTTTTATTGGATCTGCACCTGCTTGATCCCAAGCTGTTTGTGCATTTATCTTATTTGCAGCAGGCATTCCATAATCATATGTATATGATTGTCCATTGCTTGCTAATGATAATGCACCTGTTGTAAGAACTTGCATTCTCATTCTTTCAATTGTTTCAAATGCTGCTGTTATTAATTTGATTTGATCGTCAAATATTCTAGCAACAATTGTTCTTATTAATGCTTCATTTTGTGTTTGAAGTAAAGTATTTAATTGTTGTCTCATTTTTTCATCAACAACCATACTCTCTTTGAAGAAAGGCATTTCTGTCTTATATTTTTCAACGCCTTGTCTATCTCTTCTTATTGACTTAGAGTCATAAGCAGATAGTCTTAATCCAACTGGTTGTCCATTAGCACCTTTAACCCAGTCTATTTCACAACCAATTTCTTTTTGGTATGGGAATAATTGATCTCCCATTGTGTATGTATTTAAATTTTGTTCAAGCCAATATGCTACAAGGTTTGAACTTGTTACTAATTCATATAAACTTTTAGCCATTAGATTGCACTCCCTTCTACAAAGATTATTCTAGGTAATGCAGCTTTAACACTTGCAGTTAATGCTGTTTTAACTGAATTTTCTAGTTTCAATAAATCTACACAACCTGCTAATACTATTGTTCCATTTTCATCTCCTGCAGTTACATCAACATCATGTAATGCAATAGCAACAGGAGTAGCTCCCTCACTTCCAGAGATTGTGAAACCTAAATCTCTTTTTTCGATATTTCCATAAAGTGGAGTTCCTGCTTTTACAATTTTTCTACCATCTGTGCCAGCTGTAACACCAGTGTCTTTTATAATTCCTGGTAATGTTACCATATAGCTATTGTTAGCTATTAAAATGTGTTTATCAACACCATAGCTTTCACTTACTACTTTGTTTCCCATTGTTATCTATTTCCTTTCAAAAAAATTTTTTTCATTAGGTATTGTTACCTTTGTTTGTTGTGCTAACTCTTTTCCGTAAGCACCTTTTTCTTCTCCGTCTTTCTCCTTAGTTCCTTCTTGTCCTTCATTAAAAGTTCCCATTTTGCCAAGCTTATTCTTAACTGTTTCAGATTTTCCAGCTTCATATGCACTTGTTACAATTTTTGAAATATACTTACTAACTTTATCTGTCTTATCGTTATCTTCAAATGCAATATTAGAAATAAAATCTTCAAAATCTTTATCGTTATCTTTTATTCCTGCTTTTAGTTTTGCTTCTGCCAATACACTCTGAGCTGTTTTCTTGCTCATTGCAGATTTGTTTTCAGCTAATTCCGCTTTTAATTGTTTAATAAGGTTTTGTGTATCTACATCTGCAGCTTTTTTCTTTTCATCTTCTGTCATTTTTTCTTGTAATTGTTTTCTTAATTCAGCAACACTATCTTCTGCTGCTTTTCTTTCTGCATCTGCCTTACCTTTGTTTACATACTCGCCACTTTCTAAAACTTGTTTTTTGAAGTATGCTTTAACATCTTCTGCAGTCATACCTTCTTGATAAGCCTCGCCTAATAGTTCTTTTAAATCCATGTTTTTATCCTTTCTTTCGACAGTGTTTTATAGCTCTTCTCTGAGCAATGTCTATCTCCAAATATAGCCATTGGAGAACTGGCAATTTATATTATTCCACTGAAACTGTTTCAACAGTATTTTTGTCTGTCTCTACAGTCTCAGAAGGATTATTAATACCTTCTTTGTATTTCTTTGCTCTACTTATTACACCAGTTATATCTGTTGTTATATCTGCCATTGCAAGTGCATCTTCTGGTGCAATTTCTTTTGTAGCCATTAAAGTACTAAAGCTTTGTGATTTTGTTTGAATATTGTCATTCTTATTTCTTGGAACTTTAATATCTATATCTTCTAATTTAAAGTTTTTAGAAACCATATTCAATAGTTGTAATATTTTTATTGCTACTGCTAATTGTTTTTTCTTTGCTATTTTAAAATAGCTTTCTTTGATTCTAGCAACGATTTCAATATCAGCCCAGCCATCTCTTAATTTGACAGCATCGCCTGTATCTCCACCACCGCCAGAACGTGTTTTCCTGTCTGGGATTCCAACTATTTCTTTGTATGCTTCTTCAAAATATTCTCTTAAATTAGCCATTCCATTGCTGTCTAACTGTTGATAGATAAATTTAGCATCTACATTTACGCCCGGTTGTCCAATTAATTGCAATATTCTGTTCTTTCTTGCCTTTTGTGCCTCATCTTCTGTTAATTCTGCATTCATGATTATTAACAAGCTCTTTATAACATTCTCAACATCTGTCAAACTGTCACTTGCTAATAAGTTTAATGCATCGCTTATTTGTGTTGCAAGTTCAAAATCTCCCTGCATAAATTGATTATTCTTGATTAAGACAATTGGATTTAAGCCAATTGGGTTTATATCATAATCTATAATTCTTGCAGAGTTATTAAAAGTATCTTCTCCATCACATTCTATTACAAATGTTTCATAGTCAGTGTAACAATAAAATCTTGTTGTATTTTTTTCTTTTGAAGTATAGAAAGTTGCACTTAATATTACTGGTTTTCCAGGTTTCGGAGAACATACAACAAATGTATTCATTGGATCTAATGCTATTGGAACAATAGGATAATCAGGCATATAATCACTATACAAATCTCTTGTAGGGAACAAACCTAAATATCCTACACCTGTTATACTTGCAAATGTTCCTGCTTCGTTATCTATAGATTCAGAGTTTTCATAATTTAGTATATCTATTAATTTTTCAATGTCTCTCAAATGACTTCCTTTTCTTTGAGTGATTTGAGCTCCTTGCGAATATGTGTAACCTACAATTGTTCTTACTGTTTCATAATCATGATTTATTGTTGTTTGGTTCGCAACATTTTCGCCATAAAAATCTTCTGTTGAACTTTTTTTGTCTTGATTTTGATTTCCACAATATCTGTCCATTAATTTTCTTATTGATATTCTATTGTATATATGTGTTTGCCAAGCCTTTGACATTACATCTTTTATTGTATTTATATTAACTTCTTCATCAACAATTATAAGCTTTCTACCATATCCAAGCTTATTTAAACCAAGATTTTCTAACATTATTTTCTCCTAAAACAATATACTCTTCTTATTTTATTGTATCATTTTCAATTTTTATGTCAATAAAAAAAATGAAGATTACGAAGGGCGTAATCTCCATTTATACCAAAAATATAAAAAACATAAAAGGCAAAATCCTTTATGTGTCTTTTATATACCATATTTTTATTTTTGTCAAGTATTTTTTAAATTTAATTGGCAGATGCTAATAGATTTGAACTATTACCAACAGTTTTGGAGACTGCTATGCTACCATTACACTAAGCACCTATAAAAAAAAGAAGAAAGTGGTTCGAGAATACTCTTAAAAACTCAAACCACCTTCATTGCCAAAGAAACGTCACATAAATATTATATACCATATTTTTTATTTCTTGTCAAGAAAAATGCACTGGACTATTGGCGTAGTCCAATGCGAACAACAAAAGTACTAGATATGATGATCTGTTACTTAAATGATATTAATGTCATTGTCATTATAAACCTTTCTCGCCTTTAAGTCAATACTTTTGCAAATTATATCCCTAACATTCCTCTACTTATGTGGCTTACTGCCTTACCATAATTACTTGCTTGTCCTAAAACCCCACTAAATAGCAATGCCAAGCTATCAGGTGCATCATCATGTTGCTTTCTTCTTACATTCTGTGCAGCACTTTGATTAAATTTAAACACTTGATTTAACGCTTCATTCATCATTTTGTTTCCTTTTATGCTATCTCTAATAGGTATCACAAGCCTAAATCTTGCACTTTCGTTTCCCTTTATACTTGCTTGTACTCCTAATATCCTGTCTGTCTTTGTCTTATTCGTTGGCGACTTCTTACTATCTACATAACAATCTCCACAACCTTTGCTTTCTAACTGTTTCTTAACTTCATCTGCATACATATCTCCACCATTATTTGCCTCAAAACATATTCTACTTACTCCATAACTTATTATATTCTGAACAACCTGTGGAATCGTTTTCTCTTTATCTGCTTTATTTATAAAATACCAAGCAATTAGCTTACAATCTCCATTTTCATACTCATCTATAATTGGCATACTTAACCAATCTTCGCCACCCCAAGCCACATCACATGCTGCTACTGTTCTTATATACCCTTCTTCTTTCTCATAACTTTCTAAATCAAACTTCTTGAACTCTTTCTCAAAGAATAATATTCCTTCTCTTTCTATCGGTTCTTGCTGTATTAAACAACTAAATGACACTGGATCCATAAGGTTTCTATCTTCATGAAACATCTCTGTTGTTATTGCAAATCCATATTTATAATTAAAATTGCTCTCATCGTTTTCATTCAAACCGGGGATTCTTATAACAATAACTCTCTTTGGCTCATTCTCCTTATAATACGCTATTGTCCTAGATAATGGATCATTTATACTAAACATTGTTCCTAACAACAACATTTTGCATTTCCCTTGCATTCTTTTCTTTATTGTTCCTGTAAACTCTATCCATTTCTTCTCCATTATGTCTGGGTTGCTTGCCTCTTCTATATCTTTTACCAAATCATCTGCATACAATATATTGTGCGCTCTTGTACGTCCTGTAACTGAACCATCAAATCCTACACAATACAAACTGTATTCTGAATGTGGTTTCTGCCTCGTTTCATTATTCGTATAGTCTATACTCATTGTCTCAGCACTTCTGTATATCTCTCTCATTCTTGGGAATATTTTCTTATAGTTCCCATATTCATCATTTACTATTGCATCTATTCCATTAAAAAACTTGTCTTTCGCTATTGACGCACTATACGAAATCATCATGTTGGGTAAGTCTGGATCTTTCCCCAATGCCCAACTTATAAATCTTTTCCCTAACTCTGTCTTTCCAGTTCCGTTGTGGCATACTTATTGTCATTATTGGGCGGTCTTTTCTATAATAAAACTTACTAAGTTCCCTTGCTATTCCATTTAGCACACACGTTCTCGGTGCTATAAACTGCTTTGCCGGCTCTATTCCAAACTCTAACGCAGGTAAATAATATTCAAATAAATGCCTTGCTAAATAATAATATACTTCCTTCATTACTTGAAATAACTCTTGCTTAGCCTCTATTCCTTCCGCTTCCCTTATCATGTCATTTATTACACTTGCTATCCCTATTCCTACCTCTACACTCTTTGAATACTCTAATTTATCTGTCTGCTCATTATATACTACTTTCTCCACTTTATCAAACTGCTCTATCTTACTTAACTCATATCTGTATATATTTAAAAGCTTTATCCTTAACGCTCCTTCTACTTCCTCTCTCCCTAAATTGTACTCTATCTTTTTAAGTTTCTTCTCTATCTCTTCTCTCTCTTTCTGCCTTGCTTTGCCTTCTGCCATTCCTTTCCACCACCTTTATATTAATACTATCGTTAATACTATTAGCATTACCAGTAATAAACCTATATAGTCAAACTTTATTCGCCCTTTTACCATGTCCCTTAAACTCATGTCTATTACCATTAAACCTACTATTCCCCAAAATATCCTTAATATCCATTTTATTACTATTATCATTGTCGCCATAAACTTATCTCCTTCTCTATTATCTTCAATATCACTTTATTTACACTCTTGCCTTCTGATTTCGCTTTCTCCCACAATACCTCATTCATTCCTTTAGGGATTCTTATACTCCTCTTTACATTTTTACTATTCTCCAACTCTCTCTCCTCCTTTCTTCATACTCTATCTCTTTCCAATAAGTGCAATTACTATCTCCTTTAAACCTCTCATCCTCTAATCTATTGCAGCCTAAGCATTCCTTACATTTCCCCTCTATCTCTTTCATACTCTCCTCCTTTTCTTTACTTTATCATTTTGTGGTGGCATTGTCAAAAGTGGTGGCATTATTTTAGGAATTTATTTCGGCGGGGGGTTGATATGCGCCCCCTCCCCCTCCTCTGCCCTATAGGGGGCGGGCGACTTTTTATATTGCTTTTTTTCCTGTCTTGATCCTTGCTTTTTTTCAAACTATACCCAAACGCAAAACAAAAAATAACAAAATAAAAAACTTTGAAAATATATATAAAAATACTTGACAAAATATAAAATATAATATATAATTAATAATGTAAAGAGAAACACAAAACAACACAAAAACAAAATAAAAATATTTTAAAAATATTTATAAAAAGTATTGACAACAAAATAAAAGTGTGCTAAAATATTAAGTGTAAAGAGATAAAACAAAAGTGCAAAAATGAAAAGATCAACGGAAGCTCAAACGTTGGAAAAAAGAAAAGAAGCGGCAAGCTTTAAAATCTCAATACAACCAAAACAAACAAAGGAGAAAAAAGAAAATGAAAAAACAAAAGAAAAGAAAAGACTACACAAACAAAGAAGCGATAATAATAATATTATTTTATTTAATCAGTTTTATATTGATTGAATGGCTTTTTATAACTTTAGGACTTGCAACACTAGGACATTTCATGCGACTAAGTGTAGCATGAAAAAATTAAAAAAATACTTTAAAAGTATTGACAACATAAAATAAAAATGCTATAATATAACCATAAAGAGAAACAAAAATATAAAAAAATGGAGGTAAAAAAATTATGGATAATTTTGAAAAAAAATTTTTATTAGGAGTAAATCCAAAAGAAAAAACAATTTATTTTGGAGAACTAGAAATCACAAACAGAAACGGCTATAAAGAATTGACAGCTAGTTTTGACGTTGGGGAGGCTTTTAATGTTGAAGACTTAGATCTTGAAGAAATATGTCAAGAGCAATGGGACTGCTTAGACAATGAAAATAAATTGGACTTATTATATGACGGGGACAGGACAAGAGAGGACGTCTTCGAAGATTGGACAAGTTATGCAGATTACACGGATTTTAAGGATTGCAGCTGCACAGACTACGAAACAACACTTGAAAGCGGTGAACTTGTAAATTTTGAAACAATATCATGTGGACAATGTGACATAAGAGAAAACAAAGAAGAATATAACAACATAATTTTTACAAATAAAAAAGCCGTTACAATGTTACTAGACTTATGGGATCAATACCACTTAAAAAGTATTGAAAACAACGAAACAGTTAAAAATAAAATCAGTTTTATTTTATCAAAATTAAATAAATACACAAAAAGAGAAAACATTGAAAATTTTATAAAAGAAAATATCAAAGAATTATAAAAGAAAGGAGCCGCCCAAAAAGGGCGGCAAGGTATAAAAAAATGATAGATTTTTTAAATATTGAACCAATAGAGGCAAATATTAATATAAAAGATATAAAAAATGCAACAGGCTTAGACTTTGGAGGCGCAGATATAAACACAATACAAAATTATGTATATAGAACTTTAGAAAATATCTATAAATATAATAATAAAAATTTAACTAAAAAACAATATAGTCAATTATATGATATTTTAACAATATTAGAAAATATAAATATAACTGAGTAAAGGAGAATAAAAAAAATGGATATGTTAAAAAATATTGATACATTTGAAATAGCACAAAATATATACAATCGTTGTTGCGATATGGATTTTCGTGACTACGAAGAACAAAAAGAACAAGAAATCGCAGAACTTGAGGAGGCTTTATACTACTTAAAAACACTTTCACAAAATGAATATAACAGAAAATGTTTTTCAAGTTTATTAAAAGCGCTTGAAATAATATTTCAAGAAGATTAAAAAAGGAGAATAAAAAAATGGATCAAAAAATTATTATAAATTATCAAAAACATTTTGGAGAAACTGGAACATGCTACAATCAAACAATAAAAATAAATCAAAAAATAGCAAAACAATTTAATCAATATATAAGAGAAAAAAGAAACAAAATTAGCGGCAAAATATTAATGACAAGCGAAGAACTAGGAATTCTTAGATATGCAGGAGAAATTGACACAAGGAAAAATTCAATTACTTTTCTATCGCTAACAATGCTAGATTTATTTATGAAATTTTACTTGCATAATATATACGAACCACCAAAAAGGGACAAAACATATGAACGTATTTTGTGGCGTAATTCAATAATAAAAGTAATATAAAAAGGGGGATCAATAATGATTTACAATAATTTCAATTCAATCAATATTGATAATAAAATTATGATAATTGAAAACAAAGAAAAAAAATTAAATAATTATTTATTAATTTTAACAGTTTTAGAAAATGGAACTTTTTCAACTGAAATAATAGAAAAACAATATTTATTGACCTATTTAATAGAAAATAACTACATACAAGGCTTTGACATTGATTGTCTAAAATCTAACAAAAAAATATATAAATCAATTTTAGAAAAAATAACGGCTTTACAGTATCAAGAACTTTTGGAGGATAACAATGAATGTAAACTATTAATTGAAATTAACAACAACTTTTATGTGTTAGATAATACTGAAAAGGCATTTAATGAGATTTTATATATATTAAATTAAAAGGGGGTAAAAAATGGGATTAAATACAAATATCAGGGATATATCAAACACACTAAGAAAAAAAGAAGCAAAAAGCACAAAAGACATTGAAAACAAATACAATATATTAGATATATTAAAAAATGAAATAGAAGCGGCACAAGATTCAAAACTTGACATTTTTAATTCTTTAGATCGTGAATGTATAGAAAACCGGAGTACTTGCAAGCCTTCAACCTTGCGAATATTACAAAAACAAAAATATAACAAGATTTTTTATACATGACAATTATTATAAAATGTATTTACAAGTACAAAAAGAAAAAAGATTAAAAGAAAAAGCATTTCAAACAGTAACAAGAGAAGAAACACAAGAACCACCAAAACAGGAAACGCAAACAATAACAACAACCAAAACAATTGATTTTAATAATATTATAAAATGGCTTTTTATAATATCAACCGGAATCGTTTTAATACCATTATATTTCTGTATAGCAATAACAAAAAATTTAAAATAAAAAAGGAGAATAAAAAAATGGATAAAATAAAAACAAGATATATTTTAAAATGTAATAATTTATATTATTTAAAAGAAAATGCAATAAACGGACGTATTTTTAATGCTTCAACTATAAATAGAGATACTTTGCCTTATTTAATACTAGAATGCGGATATAAAACAAAAGAAGGAGCGAAAAAAGCAGCTAAAAAACTTTTAAAAGAAAATAAACCTTACAACGTGACAATTCAAGGACTAACATTTGAAAATTATTAAAATACAAAAAGAAGCGGATTCCGCTTCTTTTTTTTGTTTATTCCTGGAATAAATAAAAGCGACTTAAAATAATCAATTTTAAGGCACTTTTATTTTTTGTCATATATTTATATTGCTTTATATATAAAATCGATTTAAAAGGATTTTAAAGGCTTTCACGTGCTTTTATTCTTAGATCCTTTATTTTTTCATATTTCAACTTTGCACAAAACTATTATTTTGTGTAATTTACATAATAAGTTATATATCAACACACTTTAGAAGACTTGAAAATCGTTTTTAAGGCGTTTTTATTTTTAATAGTATAATTACATTGTTTAAATATAAAAACCGATTTTTAATGCCTTTATTCTTTAAATACTAACATTATAATATTATTTATTAATGCATGTATTTTATATGTATTATTTTTTTGATCCTCTCCCCTACTCCACCCAAAAATATTTTTTTAAAAAACTCTTTTCCGCTTCTACCCTCAGAAAGTCGCAAAGTCGCTAGAAAAATTTTCAAAAAAAATTTTTTTATTTTTCAGAAAGTCGCAAAGTCGCAACCAAAAAGAGCCTTCTTTTCAGAAAGCTCTTCTCGGAGGTACACATATGGAGATATGCCGTCATGCTAATTATCTTAGCTAAATATATTTTAGCAATTAAAAATTTAAATGTCAACAATCTCCTTATCTTCTGCTTTTAATTCAATTGCATTTTCCATTGGAGATTCAGGTAATGCCTCTAATAGATCATTTTCTTGATTTGGAATATCTCCAGAAGCGGTTTGTACTGCTTCAATTTGCTGCACATCTTTCATGCCCATATAATTCTTTGCCCTAAATATCCAAACTGCCGAAGGTATCTTGCCATCATTCGCCATAGAGCTCTCCATTAGTGCAATTGTGTCCTTTGCACTTTTTATTATTGGCGAAAATTCGGCAGTTTTATCAAAGTTCCCCGTACTCATGTCATAAAAAGTCCTAATAGGAATACCACAAGCAACAGCAAGAGCCTCATAAGTTGGAATATTTCCTGTATCAATACAAAGTTGAAAAAGTTCATCTAATCTTTCAGTCATTTCTTCTGGAGTAGAAACACGAAATTTATTAAGTTTAGCGACTTGAAGAGCGAAAGAAATTTTTTTCTTCTTATAAGATATATCTAAATCGTTAGTTGCTTTTTGAACGCTAGTATGTTTACCGATATTATCAACATGTGCCATGATTTTAACTCACTCCTTTAAGAAAAGTATAGCAACAAAGTCGAATAAAGTCAAAGTTGATTTATTAGGAGCAGTAAAGTCGAGAGCAAAAGTAAGAAGTAAGACAAAAGTAAGACAAAAAGTAAGAGCATGAAAGTATTGATATTAATATATTTCTATTATATATAATATATATATTCTTACATTCTTACATAAATATATTATATATACACATGGAAAAATAATATTTATATTTTTTGGATTTTTATTTTTTTTATATATATACCCTATTTTTAGCCAATGTAAGAGAAAAAGTAAGAGTATTCCAAGCCTTTGATTTTAAAGGGTTTAAAGTCCTCTTACATTCTTACATAGGTTTTTAGAAACACTAAAATCTGACAAAAATAAAAAGTACAAAAGATAATATTTTAAAATTATGTAAACAGTAAACCCTATCGTTTTGTGACATTATGTAAATTAACTGTATAAAGAAAAATATGCTTCAAGCAAAGAAACAATAACTTAATCAAGAGTATGTTTACATAAAGTTTAACGCATAATATAAAAAATAGAAAAATTTCAAGAAAACTATTGACAGAGTTAAATGGTAGTGCTAATATAAAATTACATTTAAAGAAGGGAGAAGATATATGTATAGAATAAGAAAAGAAGAATCTGCCATATTTAAAGATTTCAAAAGTCGCATCTATGAGAAATATATTGGCGTGGCTAGTACTTATATTTGTAGCATTTTAAATGGAAATCGCCATTGTACTGTTTCATTAGCAAAAGCAATTATTAGTACAAGATTTAATATTTCTTTTATAGATGAAAAAATGGAAGAGTATTTAGAAAAATATTTTGCAAAGGAGAAATAAAATGACTATTGATTGGGAAAACTTAAAAAAAGAAGATTTATTTGATAGAAAATTGTATGAAAGTATTTCCAATATTCAAGATAGTTTTGAAAGATTAAGACAAGAAGAAAGTTTGTTAGGGGTAGCAAAGAAGTTTAATATAAAAGGAAAAGTAAAACCTTTATATGAAAAAATAAAAGAACAATCAGATTTTGAAAATACAGGAAGATCCATTATAGACTTTGGAGAAAAAGCACCAATTAGAAAAATGGAAGCCCCTGGATATTATAAAGATTCAAAAGGACATATTAGAGTTAAAGAAAAAAACACTTTAGTTACAACTACATTGTTACAACCTATTGCTATTTTAAAAAACTATGAAACAGGAGAAGAACTTGTAAAATGTGCTTTTTTGAGCAGAGATAAATGGAGTACATTTATTATTAATAGAGAAGTTATTGTTAATAATGGGAAAATTACAAGATTGGCTAATAAAGGCATAGATGTTACAAGTGATAGTTCTAAGTTGTTAGTTGGTTTTATTAGGGATTTACTTAATAATAATGAATTAGAAGAAGTACAATCAACAAGCAAAATGGGATGGCATGAAGGAGATTTTTTGCCTTATGGAAAAAGCATCGAATTTGATGGAGAAGAAAGTTTTTCAGAAGCATTTAAAAGTTTACATTCTAAAGGAGATTATGAAAAATGGTACGATGAAATTCATAAATGTAGAGAAAACAATGTTCCATTAAAGTTAATGATGGCGGCAAGTTTTGCAAGTCCACTACTTTATTTATTAGGAAGACAATCATTTGCTACTCTTTTGTGGGGTAAAAGTGGCGGAAAGAAAACTGTTGCAGGTAGAATTGCTATGTCTATTTGGGGAGACAGTCGAGAAGGAAAATTAATGTTTTCTATGAATAACACAACAAACTTCTATTTTAGAACTGCTGAATTTTTTAATCATTTGCCTGTATTTTTTGATGAATTTCAAACATTTGTAAAACAAGGCGGAAATATGGACAAACTAATTATGTCATTAACAGAAGGAATTGATAGAGGCAAGGCAGACATAGATGGGGGAATCCAAAGAAGTAAGACTTGGAAGAATATCTTTTTATTTACAGGAGAACAAAGCATTAGTGATATTAATTCAGGAGGTGGAACACTTAACAGACTTATTGAGATATATATCACTAAAGATGTTGTAGAAGATGGAATAAAAACTTGTGATGTTTTAAATGAAAATTATGGACATGCAGGAAAAATCTATATAGATTATATAAAACAGATTCCAAGAGAAAAACTAAGAGAAATGTTTTTAGAAAAATTACAAAATATTAAAGATCTAAACATTACAGAAGAAAAGCAAGCAATTAATATGGCTATGTTACTCTTGGCAGATGATTTGGCTTGTAAATGTGTATTTAAAGAAGAATATCCTTTAAAAGTTGAAGAAACAATACAATATATGTTTACTAAAAATGAAATAGATAATTCAGAAAGAGCTTATCAAGATTTTTTGGATTTCTGCGATATGAACAAGTCTAAATTTAATCCAGAAAATCAAAAATTTGCAGAGTTTTGGGGAACTATAGATGAGTTTGAAATTTCAATTATAACTAAAAAGTTTAGAAATGTAATAAAAGAAGCTGGATTTAATCCTACAAAAATATTAAAAGAATGGGAAGAAAAAGGATTGGTAGAAAAAAATTCTAGTGGAAGATATTCAACAAAGTTAATTCGTGGTGGAATACCTGCAAATTATACTATAGTAAAAATAAGAAAAAAGGAGGAAAACGAATGATAATAATAGATCAAGAAAAGAAAACTGTTGTCAACACGAATAAAACCTATTGCATAATTCTTAGGAAAATAGGTTCAAAGTTCTTTATTATAGCTAATTTTGGACTAGATAAAGAGGTTTCGTTGGGAACATATTCAACGCAAGAGAATGCACAATCAGTATTAAAGAGAATCATAGAATTGCTACCATTTGAAGGAAATGTATTTTATATGCCAGAGGAGGAATAAAAATGTTGACAAGATACTTAGGCGAGGTAATTACAGATAACTTTAGCACCTACAAAGTCTATGTGGTACAAAGGATTGAAGGCAAACATACATATGTAGGGGTAACAGATTATGAAGAAAAAACAATTAAAATAGAACATGGCGATTTGTCAGAAATGATTCTTACGTTTAAGCATGAATTAATGCATATTTGGTTGTATGAACATGGATATAAAGAACAAGATGGTGGTTGTTTTAGTTTTGAAGAAGTTTGCGAAGTAGCTGCAAAGGCAAGTAGATTTATCGAAATGAACGCAAATGAATTTAATCAATATTTTTAAAAGGAGATAGGAGATATGCCATATAAATGTGAAAACATAAAATTAGGACAATATGATAGAAGAAGAAAATTAACAGAGGATCAAAAAGAAGAAATTAAACATAAATATAGTACAGGTTTATATAGTCATAGAAGTTTAGCTGCAGAATATAAGGTTAGTAAGAGTATGATAGCAATAATAGTAAATCCTAAAAGAGCAGAACAAGTAAAACAAAGAGTGAAAGAACATTGGAAAGACTATGTTGATAGAGAAAAATTAACTGCAGCACAAAGAAAAAGAAGAAGATATAAACAAGAATTGTTTTTAGAAGGGAGAATTTAATATGTTAAGAAAATTTGAGTATGTTAGCAGAGTTGTAAGTACAGGAAATGAAATGAAAGAGATAAAATTTGAATTGCCAAAAAGAAGTACAAAAAAATCAGGAGGATATGACTTTTTCGTTCCAGAAGATATAGTTTGTAAAGCACATTCAATAACTTTAGTAAAAAGCGGTGTAAAAGCATATTTTCCAGACAATGAAGTATTGTTATTATTCAACAGAAGTAGCAATCCAAAGAAAAAGGGATTAATAATTCCTAATGGTGTAGGAGTAGTAGATGCAGATTATGTTGACAACGCAGATAATGAAGGAGAAATTGGAGGATTATTCTATAACATGTTGGATGAAGATGTAACTTTAAAAGCAGGAGAAAAAATGATGCAAGGAATTTTTGTTCAATATGGAATAACAGATAATGATAATGCCGAAGGAATAAGAGAAGGCGGATTTGGAAGTACAGGGAGATAAAATATGAAATTTGAAATAAATGGATCAGAATGGGAAATAATAATAGTTAGTGAAGATAAGATGAATAATGAACAGAAAAATGATTACACATTAGGATTAACAATATATTCAAAACAAGAAGTGTGGTTAGTAGAAAATCAAGTTAATATGATAAAAACTTTGATTCATGAACTAACACACGTTTGGTTATTTGAATATGGACATAATGCACAGGAAAAAGAATTTAATCATGAAGATATTTGCGAAATTGTGGCAAGTAGTAATAATTTTATAAATAAAATTGTTCAAAAATTTGCAAAAACGATATAAATTCGAGAACTTTTGTCAAAAAAATGCAAAAAGTTTTGCGAAAACGATACATTTTGTATCTAAAATAAGAAAGTTGAGGTAAAATAAAATGAAAATAAATGCAGGAAAATATGGAAGAACAAATAAAGGCAGAATATTAGTTTTTTCTTGGTTGCAAGACGGCAATGGAAAGACAATGAAAAATTGCGTAGTTAAATATGTAAATGGAGGAGTAATTAAATATTGGTTGGATGAAGATGAAAAAATAGTAAAACATAGTAAAAACATAATAGACTTAATTGAAGTAGGTGACATAGTTAAAACTGGAGAAGATACAATTTTTGCAAATGTTATGGAAACTCAAGAAAATTTAGACTATTTTAAAGAACTTTATAAAAATGATATAGATGCAATTAGAGCAATTATAACTAAAGAACAAATAGAAGAAATGGAGTATAGAGTATGAGTGAAGAAGAAATAGCATTAAAGATATTAGAAATATCAGTAGGAGAAGGAAATTTTCGTAATATAGATTATTGCGTTGATGATTATTTCGAAATACTTAAAAGAATACACGATGGAAACATGCAAGAAAGACTAAAGAGGAAAGGATTATAAATGACTGAAGAAGAAAAGAAAGCAATAAATAATTTAATAGACCAAGTAAAGTTTTGGAAGAAAAATAATATTAAAAATACTAACGAAGAAATACTTTTAATGTTAATAGATAAACAACAAAAAGAAATAGAAGAATTAAAAACGTGCTATGTTATTAAACCAAGAGAATTAGAAAAAGAAATTAATAAAGAGTGGCAAGATAAAATAAAAAACGAAATAAAAGAACTAGAGAAAATGGAACTAACTGAAGGAGATATTTTCTTTGTAATGAGAGATTATACAGTTTTGATTCTTAAAGAATTATTGGAGGATTAAAAAATGATATTAGAATATAAAAGAAAAGCAACTAGGCAAGAATTAATTGAAAGAATAGAAGAATTGGAAAAAGAAATAGAAGAATTAAAAGAAACTGTTGAGTTTGTAAATAGTCATTATATCAGCAAAGATAAAATAAAAGAAAAAATAAAAGAATTAGAACAAATACAAAATACTGCTTTAACCGGAACAACAATAGAAATTATGGATTATAAAATTACTATTTTAAAACAATTATTGGAGGAATAAGTTATGATAATAAACGTAGGCAAAAGGAAAGGATATATTTTTATGCGGAAATGCTGCAGATATACAAAACCCAGAATATAAATTGATCTGTGACTATTGCAGAAAAGAAATCGGTGGTTTTCAAGATTTCTATGATGCAGTAGATTATAAAAAAGAACATGATTGGAAAAGTATAAAAGTTTTAGATGAATGGACAGATGTTTGCCCTAAATGTAAAGGAGAAATAGAATGAAAGAAATGATTGAGAATGAAATGAGCCTTGATGTTGAAATTACAGAAGAAAACAAGAAACTGTTTGAAGAGTTATTCTCTCCATGGGATAGATTTCAAAACGGTACAGAAACTATTAATGATATTATGAATAATTGCCCTAGATATGGATTTGAAATAGAACTCTATGGCGAAGATAAAAAAATGATGCAAATGGTTGAAGAGAAATATTTTGAAAGATTAGTAAAAACGACAAAGAAAATGGCAGAAGCGATTGCAGAAGGAAGGAAAATAACAGCAGAAGAAGTTTTAGAAAGATTTGATACAAAGGAGAAATAGTATGAGTGAACAAGAGATAAAAGAAAAGATAAGATACTTAAAAGAACATATACCGAAAATAAGGAATAAACAGACAAGGTTGCAACAACAAAAATATATGCATAAATTAATAAAAGAAATAAAAGTTTATAGGAGGTATATAAATGCTTAAAGTTTTAGAATTATTTGGTGGAATTGGTGCATGTACTGCTGCATTAAAAAGATTAGGAATTGATTTTGAGGTTGTTGATTATGTAGAAATCGATAAATATGCAGTAGCAAGTTATAATGCAATAAACGGAACAAATTTTGAAACACAAGATATAACTGCTTGGGACAAAGATATAAAAGCGGACTTAATTATGCATGGTAGTCCTTGTCAAGATTTTTCGTTAGCAGGGAAACAAGCAGGAGGAGATGAAGGTAGTGGAACTAGATCAAGTCTTATGTATGAAACAATTAGAATTGTTGAAAAGTTAAAACCTAAATATGTTATTTGGGAAAATGTTAAAAATGTAATATCTAAAAAACATAAACATAATTTTGATAATTATATAAATAGATTAGAAGAACTAGGTTATAATTCTTATTATCAAGTTCTTAATGCCAAAGATTATGGAATACCACAAAACAGAGAAAGAGTTTTTACAATTTCTATTAGGAAAGATATTGACGAAGGTTTTGATTTTCCTGATAAAGAAATTTTAAATAACTCATTGCAGGAACTATTAGAGAATAATGTTGAAGAAAAATATTTTGTTTCTGAAAAAGGCAAAGAATATATTTTAAAAAGAGTTGGTGGATTTGTTCAATTAATTGATAAAGATACTATTATTGCCCATTGTCCTATTACCGCACAAGGAAATGCTAATTGGACTGGAAATTTTGTAAAATTTGAATTCCCTCCAAAAGAGCCCTTGCAATTAAGATTGAAAGATATGTTAGAACAAACAGTAGATGAAAAATATTATTTAAACGATGCACAAGTTGAAAGAATAAAAGCAACTACATATGTGTCTGGTGGGGAAAAAGCAAGAATACAAAATGAAGAAATGTGTAGTACATTATGTGCAAGAGATTATAAGGATCCAAAATGTGTGCAAGTAGGAAACTTAATAGGAGGGAAATGGGATAAAATGCAAGATATTTCTAAAAGAGTATATTCAGAAGAGGGCATAAGTCCTTCAATACATACTTGTCAAGGTGGAAATACAGAACCAAAAGTAGAACAATATACTGAAAATAGTATTAAGAAAATACAACAAAATATAAGAGATAAAGAAGACATAGCAAGTACGATTACGGCAAATGCTATGCAATCTTTCAATCACGATAATTGCCAACTAATAAAAGTAGGCGACAACAAAAAAGAAATTACGGAATTTCCAAGTATTATACAAAAAATGCGGAGATAGAGGCAATAACAACTATTCAGTAAGTAACATAAGCTATACAATTCCTTCAAATCCAATGAGTGATAGAGGACAATTGTTGATTGAAGATAAAGAAATGAGTGTTGCAGATTATAGATATGATGAAGGATTAAGAGTAAGAAAGAATGGATTAAGTCCAGCTATAACAACACAGACAGGCAGAGAAAGTTTAAGTGGAAATACACTGCTAATCAAAAATGCAACAAAACAAGGTTATTTAGAAGCACAAGAAGGAGATGGAATAGATATATCTAGCAGAATGCAATATCATAGGGGAACAGTTCAAAAACAAATTATACAAACCATTGATACGCAATGTTGTCAAGGAGTTGTTGTTGATAGTGAAGGAATATCTCCGACAGTTAAAGAAAACCATGGAACTGTAACTGCAACTATTGTCAATGAAATTAATAAAAATGCAAAACATCAACAAGATTTAGTACAAAGTGAAGACGGAAGTTGTAGAACTATTCCTGCTGGCACTCATGCAAGTACACCACATTTATTAAAGACAATAGTAAATGAACAAAGTCAATTAAGAATAAGAAAATTAACCCCAAAAGAATGTTGGAGATTAATGGGGTTCAAAGATGAAGAGTTTGAAAAGGCAGAAAAAGTAAATTCAAATTCTCAATTGTATAAACAAGCAGGAAATTCAATTGTAGTTAATGTTTTACAAAAGATATTAGAAAATTTGTTAAAAGGAGAAACAAATGAGTAATTATGTGGATATTTTTAATACAGATAAAAAGTATAATATAATTTACGCAGATCCACCTTGGCACTTTTCGAGCAAACAGTTGCAAAAAGAAAGTGGCAAAAGATTTAATTCGTTAGAAAATGTTTATCCTACTGAAAAAACAAAAGATATGGCATTATGGAATATTAATAGAATTTGTAACAAAGATTGTGCTATTTTTATGTGGACAACTGATGCTCACATAAAAGAAGCAATACAATTAATGGAGTCGTGGGGATTTAAATATGTAACGATTATGTTTGTTTGGAGTAAACAAAGTAAAAAAGGTAAAGAATTATATACCTTAGGCGCATGGAATTTAAAAAACTGTGAAATTTGCTTATTTGGTACAAAAGGAAAAATGCTAAAATATAAAAAAAGTAATAATGTAAAACAATTAGTTAAAGCAGAGAGAACATATCATTCTAAAAAACCAGATATTATTTATAAACTTATTGAAAACTTATTTGGGGACTTACCAAGAATAGAATTGTTCGCTAGACAGTATGTAGAAGGTTGGGATTGCTGGCGGAAACGAAGTAGAAGATAAGAAGTAGAAATACTTCTTATTTTTTTTACAAAAAGTACTTGACAAAATAAAACAATAATGATAATATAGTTACAACGAAGGAGGTGTACAAATGAAAAGAATAACAGAAGGAATAAAGTTTATATTTTTAGCAATAACAAGTTTTGTGGGCAGTTGTTATATTTTAGGAGTAATAGTTGACAAGACGGTTAATTTTATTGGAAGTCAAGGAATGTTAGGAAATATATTATCAATGATCGCTTTTGCAATAATTTTTACAATCTTGTTATCTGGGACATTAATAATTTCAGGAAAGGAATAAAGGAGTTATGTTTAAAATAGTATTATTGAATGTAGCAACGCAGCAAACATTTGAAAAAGAGTATGACAGTTATTATTTATACAATAAAGATTTAAACAAATACAAACATAGTAAAAAATTAATGATAGTAGGAGATATGAAAATATGTTAAATAAAAAAGAAATGGAATTTTTAGAGGATTTAGAAATTAGATTAGCAAAACAAGCGGATGCTAAAACCAAAAACATTAAGGATAAATTGCTTATATCAAATAGGGAATTTATAAAGTTTTGGAACATTATGGAAAAAATAGAAAAACAATATTGTTCTGATAGAGCAAGACAAAAAGAGCAAATGGCACAAAAAAGAAAAAATGATCCAAATTATGGCAGAGAAAAATGGAGAAAGCAATATTCAGAAGATAAAGAAATGGCAAAAAGACTTGGCATAAAATTTAACAAAACTATGAAAGATTATAAAGAAGAATATGAAAGGAGAAAAGTATGTTAGTAATTTTAAAATTAATAATTATTTTAACTTTTTTATTGATGATACTGCTTAATATTTATTTTATGCTAAAAATACATTTAGTTCAGAGTAAACATCAAGAATTAGAATATTATATTGAAGAAGCAAAAAAGATAATAGAAAAGGAAAACAAATAAAAAATAAAGGAGATATGTTATGAGTTTTAATGAAAAATTAAAGGAAGCAATGAAAATAAGGGGAATTTCTCAAAGGCGATTAGAAAAAGAAACAGGAATAAAACAAGCAACTATTTCATATTATTGCAGTGGGAAAATAACTCCTAAAGAAGATAACAAAGAAAAAATAATAAGAGCACTAGATCTTTCAACAGATTATTTTAATGAAGAAGAAAAATATGTGGTAAAAAAAGATTATAGAGATATAAGAAATACAATTGAAACAAAAATTGATGTAGAAGATGTTACAGATATTTTAGAAATATCTAAAGAATTAGGAACAATTAGATACAAATTGATTCAAATGGTAGAAAAAACTAGAGAAGAAGTAAAAAGATACAATATTGCAGATCAAACATTTCTACACAAACTAGAATTTTTAGACACATTAACGGATGAAGCAGCAATTAATATGCTTTTAGAAGAAAAACAAGCAAGAGAATTAAGAAGAAAAAATAAAAATAGATTAATATTAATTCAAGAACTATTAAATTCTATATTAATCAAAAACCCAAATGCATTTATTGTGAAAGCAATAAACAGTAAAGGAGATATATTAAAGACAATAGAAGTATTGAAAGAGGATGACTCTTTATATGTGGGAGGTAAAAATGTTAGTAATTAAAGAAGATGTTAATTTGCAAATACTAGAAAAATATGGATTTAAAGAATCAGAGAAAACATGGGATTATTGGGATGGTGTAAGAAAAATAATAATATATAGAAACACAAGAAAAATAACACTAAATAGTCCTTGCAACAATAGTTATGATATTTTATTTGATTTAATTAATGACAAATTAGTTGAAAAAGTTCCATATGTTCCACAAGGAACAAAAGTAAGAAGAAAGCAAGAATTAGAAAAAGAAATTGAATATTTAAAAGAAATAATTAGTACAAAAAATAGAATAATAGAATCATTTGAAAAAGGAGAAATGATCCCTACTAAAAAATTTGGAGAGGAAGTATAGAGCATGATAATAATTATAATGATGACAATGTTAATTGCAACGGTTATAGTAAGAGATGATGACTTGGAAGCTATTTTTGGAGTATCATTTATAGTAAGTGTAGTTATTTTTCTTGCACTTTTAGTTTTTGTAATTAATGGAAAAACAATAGATAGAAAATTAGAAATGTATAATGAAGAAAACATAAAAATAGAAACAAAAGTAAAAGAGACAGTAAGAGCATATATGAATTTTGAAGAAGAAACATATAAAGAATTAGTTAAAGATGCAGAGCTAGAATTTTTAGTGGTTAAATATCCAGAATTAAATTCCAATGAATTAGTAAAAAAAGAAATAGAATTATATACCGAGAACAATACAAAAATAAAGCAATTAAAAGAAGAAAAGATAGATTTAAGTATTAAAAAATGGTGGTTATATTTTGGAAAATAAGGAGTATAGAGCATGAGTGAAGAAGAATTATTAAAACAGATAAGTAAAGAATTATATAAAGATGAATGGTTTATAGAAAAAGCCATATTAAGTTATAAAAACCAACAGGAAAAAACATATACTTTTTACAAAGATACTTCTAAAGAAAAAATGTTGCAAAAATATAATTGGTGTCAACGACCTTGTGATACAAATATGAGCCTGTGTAGATTTACTATAAATGGAGAAGTTGAAGGCTATATGAGTGAAAGTTTAGTATCACATTTTAAACATATTGGTTATATAAAACAAATTGACTTAAATGAATTTATACATCAATTTGTTAAGCCTTTAATAAAAGAAAACATAGAACTAAAAAAAAGAAAAGCGAGGGAAAACAAATGGATAAAAAAGAATATGGTAAAAAGTACAGAGAAGAACATAAAGAACAGATGAAAGAATATGGTAAAAAGTACAGAGAAGAACATAAAGAACAGATGAAAGAATATGGTAAAAA